ATATATAATATATAATATAATTATTATAATATAAATTTTAATATATAATTATATTATGTAATAATATAATTATATATTAAAATTATAAGATTGAAGAAATATTATTAGAGATTTTGTTAATGCTTTTGATATAATTTTTAATAGAGATTTTAATAAAGGTTTTAATTGTGATTCATATTATGTTTTTTGTAGTTTTATTAGTTTAGATTTAGGGTAAAACAGATTGTCTAAATTCTATTAATGTTGTAGATAATATCTGTTATATTTTAAAATCCTATGTTAGATATAATTTTATAGATTATAGTATTTATATTGTTTGTTTTGTTAGTTAAGCAACATTTAATAGAATTACTGCCATTAGTGTTTGAGAAAATACTAATGGCATTTTTTTTGTCTATAAAATAATAAAAGTAATAAAAGTCCAAATAAAAATACATATCAAAATAAAATAATAAATAAAATCAAATTGTGATATATTTTAAAGTATGTGCAAAAGTAAAAGAAATTATATAAAATATTTTAAAGTGTAAAATATAAAGATTTTAATATAATAAAAATATAAAAAGAAACACAAATAAAAATAATGCAAAAATATAAAAAGTTAATGTGAAAGAGAGAAAATATAACAAATATAAGTTTTAATGTAAAAGAGAGTATATTAAATATAGGCAGTGTAAATATGAGAGGTGGAGGTATATAAAAGAATAAGAGATATAGAATAGATGAAAAAGGATGTAATAAAATAAAGAAGATATAGAAGGAGAAAATGACGAGAAGAGAAAGAATAGAGAGGGAAAAGATGATAAAAGAGCAAAATAAGATACCACAAGTATAATTATGAGAGGTGGAGGTACTCTACTTCAACCCCCTGGTCTTGACATACGTCTTCGACCACCCCCACAAGGTATTGTTCCAATACAAACTCAACATCAACATTAGAAGTTTTGGTTATATAGTAACAAGTTTAGCAAGTGGTGCTGAACCTGCTATGTGTCTACGTACTCACCGTAATTGTGAGCAATCTCCTAAACTAAATCACTATGAAAAAGGAGATAAATGCAGTGGTCGCTCAGCTGCTTAAAGAGGGCGCAGTTAAGGATACAGTAACTGTAAAGTCTGTGTCAGAGTATGTTAAGAACGAGATAGCAAGACTGCGCATTGTTCTTAACAAGCCTGTTAGAGGTGTCGTTGCCGACCCTGAAACTGGCGAAATGCTTATAGGAGATACTGATACTATCTTTGTATCTGTTTCTTCTATAGCAGCTGTGTTGGGTGAAAATCCAGATACAGCAACAACAAAGATGTGGGTGAAAGAAAAGCCTTCTTCTTTACAAATCATCCTTACTAATGCATCAATAGATGTAGTTAGTGAAGATGTAAAAGGTGACGTTGCATACGTCAATCCTTTCAGTGATGATGCTACTGCCAAAGACCCAAAAGGTTATGACAGTGTGTATCATCATGTTGTCAAGATTGCTCTTAGTCCGAAAGGAATGAGAGCAGTGGAAAAGATAGAAGATGCTATTCTTGGTATCTAATATCATACACATAAAGCATCTGTGAGAGATAATCTTCTTGCTCTCATAGATGCTTATACTTTTATAAATAGAAGAAAACAAACTAAAACAAAGAAAGGGAATAAAAATGAAACAGAGAATAACAGATATATATTGGAGAAGTATAGAAGATAGTTCTATTTTTGCTAATAGAGAAATAGACCTTATATCTCTCAATTTTAATAGCAATATGTGTGTTTTTAAACTTTCTAATCGTACAACATTAAAAGGTTTAGACCCAGATTATGAACCACGTTTTGGTAGAACATATATTACTCCATTTTGCAATTATCGTTATGATAATGTAGCAAATAGGTGGAGCTTTGTTATACAACATCCTATAATGGAAGATGTATATATCAAAGTTATTGTAGTTATAACTACAATGCATCCTAATGGAGTTATATATACAGAAACATTTAAAGATGAACTGCCAATAGGATTTAAACAATATTGTAAAAACCGTCGCAGTTTATACTAATAAATAACGTCACCACTAATGCTAGAAATAGTGTTGGTGGTGACATTTTTATTAATAATTAAAATAACAATAATTATGGAAGTAACAATAAGCACACAACATTTTATAAGCAGAATAGATTGTAAAATAGAAAATAACAATCTATATGTTGGTACTACTAGAATTGATTTCACAGAATTTGATTTAGCTAATATTAAACATATCACCATATTTGAAGGTGATACTATAGTAGTATCTTTGGTTGAAAATGATTATAATGTTATAGATGTGGCATTAGTTTATAAAGATAGCCACTTTATAGCATATAAGGACAAATCAATCTAATAGAAATCTCCAATATTACTGCTATTAAAGATAGTGGTAATATTGGAGATTACTTTTGTGGTATAAATACTCAACATCAACATAATAAGATTTGAACTCAACATCAACATATTAAGTTTAGATGATGTTTATACGCAATATGTAGCTGATAAGTGTCCTCTGACACCTTATGCTATATGTAGCTGATAAGTGTCCCACAATTATTTATTCATTTATTAATTTATTAACTTATTAAACATTTAACGATTATGAACAACAAGGAAATTGTAAACGAGATGTTGAAGAATGGTGCTAAGCAGATTGCTAACATCACAGTAAAGAACGTGACGGTAAAGCAGATGGATGCTTATACTCGTCTTGGTTTGTCACTTGATACCGAAGTTGATGGTTATCGAGCTGATGAAAATGGTGAATATCAAGAAGCTAAAACTAACATTATATTTGTTAGTAGTTTTGCTATCGCATCAGTGTTAAAAGATGATGATAATGCAGCTTTTGCTGCTAATCATTTAGTTAATAATCCTGATGCTCTTGGTATTATTCTTTCAAGGGCTAAGATAACTATCGTACAACAGACAGTAGCAGCAGATGAAGAATATGTTAATCCATTTGCAACAAGTGGTGAAGCTACAGTATTTGGTCATGCTACAATTATTAATCATGTTGTAGATATTAAGCTATCTGATTTCGGTTTGAAGAAGTTGGATAGATTGGCTGACTTGATGCTTGGTTTCCAATAAATGTTATAATAAGTGGAGTTAGAGTAATTCTAGCTTCACTTATTTAATATGTTAGAGGCATTTAAAGTGTTAGGTAACTGATAAGTGTTATAAATGAAAGAGAATGATATGGAGATGTAAGTGATGTTAGTGGTGCTAGTTCACCTTCTCTTCCTCATTATCCATCTCATTCTCATCTTTCTTTTTCTCTTATTTATTACTGCTAAAAATATCATTTTTAACATTATCTACCTTTTATAATTCACTATTTGGAATTATACACACAGTATTTTGTTAACACTTGATATTTTAACATTTACTCTATCATTATTATTACTGCTAAGATTGATTTTAACTTAAAACGTCATTTATAATTACAACATAATCACTATGAGAAAAATATCACTATTTAAATTACTTATAATGATAGTTATAGTAGTTTGGGTAATAGTTATGATAATAAATTATACTAATAATGGTTGTGGAATTATTAATGGTATATTATTTCCAATAACTATTGGTTCTGGATTGATATACATTATATATAATATAAAGAAAAAATAATCAAATAATAACTGGTGTGCTTGATACCAATATAAGTCCCAAAGGCATGGGCAATCATTATGAAAAAGATAAAAGAAAACTTAGATTTAATAGTAGTATTAGTATTCATATTATTTGGAATTATTTGTATTTCAGCAATTATAAAAGCTAATAATAAGTTTGATATTGCTATTCTTAATCAACCTGAGAATATTGAAAAATATAATTACATGGATTCTTGTTATGTAGTTTATCAAACTATTGATGCTGCTTATCATATTGATGACGGTGATGCTATTGATTGTGAATATTATGACAATGCTATGCACGCTTGGGAACATCTTGATATTGAAACTTTTAAAGCTAATTGGAAAGAATTAGATAAAGATATTATTTGTTTTCTTTCTTATAGAGCTTTTGAAGAACATGAAGATACAGCATGGAATTTATTAGCAAAATATTATCCTAATATAATTAAAAAATATTATAATGAATCAAAAGATTAAATTAGTAACAGCGACATTTGGTTGTATAGATGTCGCTGTTATTCCAAATCCTTGGAATCCTAATACTTTTATTATTGGTAATAAGACTATTGATTTTAGTCATATGTTACCTAATGATATAAGTTTAGAAGTTTGTGATTTTAGTATAACTATATTTGATGGTATAAAACCACAATTTGAAGTTAGTATTAATAGAAATAATACAATACAAATATTTAAAGGAAGTGCTTGTTTAGAAATACCACATAAATCAACAATTTTGCCTTATGACTAACAAAGAATATAATAATTATGTAGCTGAAATTCTTAAAGAAGAAAATCAAGCTATTGATAATTGCATTACAGAAATGCGTTCATTTTATGAAGATATGATGGACGAAGTATTTAACGAATTAAAAGAAGAATTTTGCGTATGAATAAACCAGATTTATATATGAAAGCAGATGCTATTGCAGACCAAATCGGTAAAGAAACTCTATTAAATAATCTTATGATGAGTATGTCACAAGATGATTTAGAAGATAAATTAAGATATATAGATACTGCTTTTGAAACAAATGTATTTTGATTAATTATTCACATATTATTAACAAACTAAAAACAAACAAAATTATGAAAAAAATTATTTATGTTATTATTATGATGATTGCTTTTACTCTTAATGTAAATGCACAATCATTTAATGTTGATGGTAACAATTATACAAATGTTACCAAAGGTCGTCAATCTTCACAAGGTACAGAAACGCCATATACTTGGAGTGACCGAAGTGGTACAAAATATAATATATTTGTTTGTCAAAATGGTAGATGTTATGTAAATAAAACATCTGGCAAAACAGGTAAAAAATATAAGTACTATCTCAACGAAGATATAAGTAAAGATGTTGCTAAAAAAGTAGGTATAGAATATAATTATGTTAAAAAGTCTAAAAAGATAGCAGAAGCTATTAAAAATCATATTGCACCTTCAATAGGTATAACAAATAGTGGTATCACACCTAAAGTAAAGATAGGTTAACACATCACAACTCTTCTACAGGGGTGCTTTATTCCAACTCTTAACAAAAGTTAATTATGTTAATTTTGTTGTAATATAGCACCCCTTTAAAGAAAATATTGTATATTTGCATTTATGGAATACACAGATGATACTATAAATGATTTTGATGATTACAACATCAATATTGATACAGATTGTATAACGCAAGATTATGATGATGCTGATTATTATCAACATTTGATTGATGATAATGAATCTGATGATTGCGATATTGAATTTGAATAATTAAAATATTAATATTATGACAAAAGGAACATTACTAAAAAAGACTAAAAATGAATTAGTAGATATGTTAATTAAAAGTCAAAAAGATTATGCTCATATTAAGAATGATTATGACGATGTTTGTGATAATCTTTTTACTAAAACAGAAGAAAATAACGAGTATGTTGATAGTATTTTAAAAGTTATAGATAAATATCGAATAATTACTATAATTACTTGTGGTTTATTAATTGCAAGTATTATTGCAAATATATGTATATTTATTTAGTAGTAATATAAACAAGTATAACAGTTTGTGAAAATAGTTATACTTTTATTGGACTATAGTGTAATGGTAGCACAACAGATTTTGGTTCTGTTTGTAGAAGTTCGAATCTTCTTAGTCCAACAATCACTTTTGATGATAAATGCGTATATAATTATTGTTATTTGTGAAAATGATAATAATATCTTATTTGAGAACAATTATGATGAGATTGCTATTGTTATTGCTTGTGAAAGTAGTAACAATAATTGCCACCATGATGGAATTGGCAGACATGATAGACTTAAAATCTATTGAACAGAAATGTTCGTATGGGTTCAAATCCCATTGGTGGTACTAATGTTTTTTCATAGTGATTTTAGTTTATACACGTTAATTCTATTATTGTTATCGCTTGTGAAAGTAGTAACAATATTTGGAGTATTCGTCTAACGGTTAGGACGACAGATTTTCATTCTGTTAATAGGGGTTCGATTCCCCTATACTCTACTATTGATATTATATGTGAATATAATTAAAATAAGATTACACATAATGCTAATACTGCCATTAATACTTTCTTTCTATAACAACTATGTGTAAACAGTAGGTGGAAGTCCTACATTTGGTTTTATAGCTCAATAGGATAGAGCAACAGCCTTCTAAGCTGTAGGTTGTGGGTTCGAATCCCACTAAAATCGCAAACAATAAACTCAAACAAAACAATATGAATAAAAATATTATAGATTTTGATAGTCTGGGTCATAATGATTCAGACTATAATTGTATTGTTAATTCTGAACTTAATAAAATGACAGATGAAGAATTAAAAGAATACTATGAAGATATGATAGCTGATAATATTATTAATCAACAAAAAAGTTTTATATTATGAAACAAAGAATTAAAAAAACATTTAATGTAAAAGATGCACGAAATGGTGCAACAGTTGAAACAAAAGATGGTCATTCTATAAGAATTTTATGTTATGATAGAAGATGTGTTGATTATCCTATAATAGCATTAGTTAATTTTGATAAAAATGACCAAGTTTTTTCTTATAACATAGACGGTATATTATATAATTCTACTAATGATAATAAAAATCTTATAATTATAGATGAAATTGAATCTAAATTTGATGAAGGTGATTATATTGTAAGTGAGATAGGTAATATCTATAAAATAACAAAAATAGATGATAGGTATCATATAAAACAATTATCATCAGGTTATGAACAAAAGTGGAATATTAAAGGTATAGATGAAAATTTTCATAAATGGTCACTGAATGATGCTAAGCCAGCAGATGTATTAATTGATATTCAATCTAAAAAACCATTCCTATTTAAAGATTGTTCAGATGAAGAATATCCTAACTATCCTGTAGCTTATTGTGGAATTAATTGTTCAAATATGTTTAAAGTTCCTGAAGGTAATCATAGGTGGACCTCTGGTAGTATAAGACCTGCTAATAAAAAAGAAAAAGAATTATTTTATAATAAATTAAAAGAAGCAGGTTATAAATGGAATAGGGATACTCTTACTTTATCTAAGATTGAAAAATGGAGAGATAATCAAGATGCTGATGTAAATGGTTATTTTATAGATACTGATTCAACAATAATAAATCATTCAGGTTGGAACATTGTTATGAATTATAATGTGTTTGCTACTGAAAAACAAGCTAAAGCTGCATTAGCTATGGCTCGTATTAGTCAGATAATGGCTAATGATAAAAGATTTGGAGGTGCTATTGCTAATAACGAATGGGGAATTAACAGATATTGTGTAATTCTTAGAAGAGGTGATACATTAGAAGTTACTACTAGAAACAGTTATGAATATTTAGCTTTTCATAGTATGGCACAAGCTGAATTATTCTTAAAGGAAAACGAAGATTTAATTAAAGATTATTATATGCTTGATTAAATTAATAACTCTCATAATTTAATTGGTAAAACTTACAGTTATGCTATGTAATTAGGGAGTTGTTACACGCATACACTGACGAGTAAAGAACATCATGGGGAGCGACATTTCCCACCAACGCTCCCCATACTAAAATTGTTAATAGTTTATGAAAAAGATAATATCATTGATGCTCACAATATTAGCAATAGTTAGTTGTGATAATACAATAAAATATGTATTAACTAACTTAGTATAATTATGAATATAATAATTGTGAATATACTAATTGGAATTTTTGTTATAATTACAGTAACATTCCTTTTTAGTATGACAATGATTATGAAATTTTGTGTTAAAATATTAGATAAATTATGGAAGAACTAACAATAGAACAAAAAGCAAAACGCTATGATGAAGCCATTAAAAAAGCAAGAGCGTTAAATAGTGGTAAACATATAGATATGCCAAGTGGTGACACTGTATGTGAATGTCTCTTTCCCGAAATTAAAGAGAGTGAGGATGTGTTAACTTGGTTAAAAAACTATATTTCAGAAGAGGTAAAATGTCTGTCTATGGATATTAGGGATAATGATAGAATAACACTAAAAAAATTACGAGATTCACTTGTTTGGCTTGAAAAATATTCTGAATCTGACGAAACAAAAGCAAAGGTATTCCTTATAAATAAAGGTTATCCTATTGACGCAAATGGTATATTTCCAACGTACGAGGAAATGTATAATATAATTAGAGAAGGACTTGAAAATCAAGGTGAGCAGAAACCTACTGATAAGGTTGAACCTAAGTTCAAAGTTGGTGATTGGGTAGTTAAATGTAATAACAAAAATTTCTGTAAAGGTAACAAATTTGCTCAAATTACTAAAATTGATTTGGATAAAAGATGTTGGTTTGACTGTGGAACATGGCTTAGTCCTAATGATATAAGACATTGGTCTATTACTGATGCCAAAAATGGTGACATACTTACATCACCTGATAATAAAGCTTTTATTTACAATGGTAACTTTGACACATTTAGTGTTGGCGCTTATTGCGGACTTGATATTAATAACAATTTTGTTATTGTATATAATAAAAACAATTGGTGTTATAATCATAATATAAAACCTGCAACTAAAGAAGAACGTCAAACATTGTTTAATGAAATGAATCTTCTTGGTTGGGTTTGGAATCCAGAAACTAAAGAACTTAATAGATTAGAGAAAGATGAAAAACTATGAATATAAAATTGTCTAAAAAAGATATTATACACTTACTTAGAGGTATAGAAATTTTTGATTACAAAACAATCTTTGAATTAAAGAATATAGGACTTGGTAATTATATAGGTGGTTTTGTTGATAGTTTTCAATGGAATAATACAAATAGTGAAAGTTGGAATAAATATTCCGAAGAAGAGTTATATAAATTATATAGAAAATTAACTAAAAATAATGAAAATAACAAGTAAAGTGATAGAAGATTGTTTAACTAATATAGTTAAACAATCTATGTATAAAATAAAGAAAGGTGTTGGTACTGCACATGATAAATGGGTAGTAGAAAATATAAAACTTAATTAATTTATTAATCATTTAAAATTTGTTGTAAAATGACAAAACATGACGAAAACAAAGATTTGAGATTATTTTCTCGTATTGGTAAAGTAAGTATTGGTAGTAAAACTCTTAAAGCATCTAAGTCTACACTTATAGGTATTAGAATGTGGGGTAGAATTGATTATCTTACTCATTATTGTGGTTATCATTTTATATGGGATAACTCTGTTTCTTCTGGTAATTTTAGAAGTAATGAAGATAAACCTAAAAGTAGAGAACTTAAAAAGAAAGCTAAAGAACCAAAACTTACTAATAAAAAGAATAAACGATGATTAATACAAAATTTAATTTTAAATTTAAAACTGTAGATAAACCAAAGCATAAAACTACTTCCAAAATAAAGAAAAGTAAATATACTTATTGTGTATGTGCTTTAGAAGAAGAAGGTTTTGTTGCTCGTATTCAATTAAATAGAGATGATGATGAAGAAACAAAAACATTAGTAATACCATTTACTGAAGAAAGTTATTCACTTAAAGGTAAAACTAAAATATTCACTAAAAAGCCTGATAAAGACGGTAGAATTGTTACTATTTTAAGAGATAAAACATTAGCTAAGTTACATCCAGGTATTGATAGCGTTTATACTCCTTTAAGAGATAATTTTGTTTATGGTGATTATGTTATCGAAAAAGATAAAAAACATTATTTTGATATAACTGAATGTTTCACTAATGCTAATGTTTTTAATAAAGAACAAATGAAAAATGAATGTAACAATGTCAGTTGCTAATGGCAAAGATGCTGTTAGTATATTAGGATTTACAGAAGACCAATTAAAAGCATATAATGAATTACTTGATTTTATAAATAAAGATTATAATGAATCTGATTATAAAAGAGCTTTAATAGGACCAGCTGGTACAGGTAAAACATATCTTGTAAAAGCTCTTATTAAAAATTGTAATTTAACATATTCTGCTATTGGTCTTTCTGCTCCTACACATAAAGCTTGTAGAGTTTTGAATGAAAGTATTAAACTTCCTAATGTTAAAATAAATAGTTTACAATCTGATTTAGGTTTAAAACTTAATTTTGATGTTGAAAAGTTTGATATTACTAATCCTCCTTATGACCCTAAAGGACGTATTAAAATTGGTGATTTTAAAGTTTATATTGTAGATGAATCATCTATGATTAATAGAAATTTACAAACTTTTCTTGAAAAGATATGTAAAACAAATAAATGTAAAATTATCTATATAGGTGATGAATTTCAATTACCACCAATAAATGAAAATTATAGTCCTGCTCTTAAAGGTATAAAAGTATCTAAACTTAGTCAAATTGTAAGACAAGGTGATGATAATCCAGTATCTGAACTTTTGCTTATGTTAAGATATGATATAGAACACAATTCTACTACATTTTTAACTTATATTTCTAAAAATAAAATTAAGTTTAATTCTGATTATACAAAAGGTTATTATGTTTGTAATAAACAAGAATTTGAACAAAATGTTTTAACTTATTTCAATGATGAGAAATTAACTAAAAATGTAGATTATGCTAAGATTATTGCTTATACTAATTCAGTTGTTTCTGGTTGGAATAAATATATAAGACAAGCTATAATCAAAGATTGTGATAAATCTATATTAACTCAACATGATTTGATTTTAAGTTATAACACTCTTATAAATCAATTCAATGAAGCTATTATTAAAAATTCTGAAGAGTATATTATCAAAGATATAGTTAATTATGTTCATCCAAAATATGAACTTAAAGGTTTTCTTGTGAAGTTTGTGGCTATACATGGTGGTCATATTACTACTCCTTTATTTATAATTGACCATACAGATAAGTTTACAATTCAGAAATATATAAATATTAGTAACGAATTGATTAATACTGCTAAAACTGCAAATAGTAAAATTAGAGCGCAAAAATGGAGAGACTATTTTCAGTTTAAAGAAACTTGTTTACTATTAACAAATATATTTAAATCAGATGGTAGAACTATACTTTATAGTAGAAATTTAGATTATGGTTTTTCATTAACTACTCATAAAGCACAAGGTTCTACATTTGATACAGTATTTGTTGATGTAAATGATATAGTCTTTGATAGATTGGGTCATGTAAGAGCTGAAATAAAACAAGTTAATCGTACTCTATATACTGCTTGTAGTAGATGTAGAAACAAACTTTATTTAAGATTCGGTAAATGAACAATATTTGTGATGATTGTGCATTAAAACTATATAACACTAAACATTATAATCTACAAGGTGTTGGCAATCCGTGGAATGGAATATGTATTGTGATACCTAATGTAGATTATAGTGCTTATAAAAAAGGTAGTTTAAGTTTTAGTGAGCAAATTGAAATCATACAGCACATCTTCTCTACGGGGGAGGAAGAGCAAAACGATATATTAGAAAAGCTATATATAGTTCCTCTCATACGTTGTAATGAAACTATCAGTTGTCCAATAGATGAAATTACTTATAATAAATGTTTACATTTTTTGGCAAATGATGTTAGAACTTATAAGTTTCATGATATTCTTTTATTAGGTAATGCTTGTAGAAGATTTCTCGGTATCAATCCAGGTGAATATCTTAATAATATATTTATAAGTAAAAAAGGTATAAGATATGCTGTAAATTATTCTCCTTTGGTTAAACTAGTAAATGTTAATTTATTTGATGTATTTCAAAAGCATTTAGTTAATTGGTATAATAACATTATTGATAACAATATAGTACGTAATTATGAAGTGACTTATATATGATAATATCTAAAGCAATGGATGTTGAATGTTTTATTAATCTTTTCAGTATAACATTTGTTGATTTAAAAGATTATCTAAATACATTTGCCGATTGTGTTGATGAAAAAGGACATCCTATAGCATTAACAGAAAAACTTTCTGTAGCAGAAATAAAAGAACGATTAGATAAAATTCAATGTGATATATTTTATATATCTGATACTAATGATGACCAATTATTATCTTTAGTAGCTTATATAAATAATATGCAGGCGAGATACGAAACTAAAACAGATGATGATGGTTGTGTATCTCAAATTCCTATAAGATATGATTTATTTGGTTTTAATAATCAAGGTTATGATGATTTAATGGTTAAAGCATTTATGATGTATTTTAATCGTTTTGATAATACAAAATACCTTCTTAAAAAACTTAAAGAAATAAATGATAAGATTATAAAACTACAACAAGACAAAACTGCATTTTATGAAGATAAAGAACTTGAATTAATTCGTCAATATCGTTTACCTTATGCAACTGTAGATGTTCAAAGAATACACAGTTTACATTCTGCTAGTGTTCAAATAAATAAAGATTCTGGTGAAAGACAAAAGTTTGGTAAATCTCTTAAACAAACTTCTATTAATCTTAAATGGCATGAGTTATTAGATTTTGTGATACCCCCCATAGAGGAAGAGGAATATCGACTTTATTGGTCTAAACTTGATAATTATAAAGGTATTGATTTAAATTCTCTTAATAAACTTATAACTAATGATTTTGAGAGATACATTTTACCTAAATATGTTGAACCAATGCTATATTACAATAAGAATGACGTTTTTATTGTATGTGAAATGGTAAGACAAAAGCCTGATGAAATTAAACTTAGATATAGTATTACTCATGCTTTTGGTATAAATGTACTATGTAGTGCTAGAGCTAATATTGCTGATAAACTTACTGTTAAGTTTTATTCTGATATGAGTGGTCTTAGAAAAGACCAATTTATAAAAGGTAGAACTGAAAGAACAAGACTTAGTTTTGATAAGATTATATTTCCACACATCCAATTCAAAACAAAAGAATTGCAACAAATGTTGTCAGAAATAAAGAAAGTATATATTTATCATACTAATAAAGACAGTTTTAATAAAACTGTTAAATTTTATGGTACAACATATACTTTAGCTACTGGTGGAATACATAGTGTAGACCCTCCTCGTATATGTAAATCTGATGATAATTTTATTTATTTACATCATGATTATACTTCATATTATCCAAGTATTATGGTTTCTTATGAAATATGTCCTAAACATTTAAATAAGAGAGCTTTCATAAAAATGATAAAGTTTATGAAGGAAACTCGTGTAGAATGTAAACATACTAAGGATAGTGAAAGATTAGTAATTGATGGTGTTCCTAATAAAATTGCAGCAGAAGCACTTAAAATTGTTATTAATTCTATTTACGGTAAATTAGGTAGCGATGTCTTTTTTCTATATGATAGATTTGCACAAATGCAAGTTACTATAAATGGTCAATTAATGACTATGACACTTATAGAAGAATTAGAACTTAATGGTATTCATGTAGTATCTGCAAATACTGATGGTATCGTTATTAAATTACCTAAAGATAAATTTGATGTCTATAAAGATATTACTGATAGATGGAATGAAACAAACAAAATGGGTGCTGATTATGAAATATACGATTCTATTGTTTCAAGAGATGTAAATAATTATTTTGATATACAAAAAGATGGTACTATTGAATACAAAGGTGCATTAGACCCAAAACAATATTTAAAAGAATTGAAGAAAGGTTATGATATGCCTATTGTTGCTATAGCTGTATTTAATTATTTTGTACATAATACGCCTATAATGGAAACTTTACGAAATCATAAAGATATTTTAGATTTTTGTAAAACACAGAATATAGGTAGACAGTTTAATGTTGTATATAATATTGTGAATAATGGTAAAATTGAAACTAAATATAGTCAACGTCATGTACGATTTTATGTTTCTACAAAAGGTGTTATATTACAAAAAGAACATAATATTACTCACGCTCGTAGTAGATTAGCTTCTGGTCTACCTGTTCAAATATTAAATTCTCTTGACGATAAGCCTATAGAACTAAGAGATATTGATTATAAATATTATTATGAAGAATGTTATAAAATTATAGACCCTATTAAATTAGGTATATCACCTAATATGAAAGCAGACCCTAAAAATAAACTTATTAGTGGTAAATGTGCTATTAAAAAACATGCAAGACAATATTTAAATTTATTTGATGAAGATGATTATGAACAAAGTTGAAGAATTATTTAACGAAGCTATGAATCATTGGAGAGATGCTAAAGGTAAAGGTACTGCTCTTATACCTAAAAACTTTAATGATAAAGCTATCGTATTAGGAGTTCTACAACGAGTACTATCTCGTTCTCCTACAGCTATTGTTGTTATTTTTACAAGTACATACAATGAAAGGCTTGATTTAATAGAATATATAACAACACAAGATGATGAAGAAAACAATAAAGAGTTTAAAAAACTTATTAGTAATAAAACTCTTAAAATTGTAACTATTAATCTTGCTGATTCTATAAGTGGTTGGATAAAATGGATATGGAATCCACATCTTGTTATATTTTATCATGTAACAGATATAAACCAATATGTTGAAAAACTACTTAATCAAGCTAAATTTAATTTATTTATACTTAATTCTATAAAAGATGTAAACAGATTAGATATATTGTATAAACATTCTCCTATTTTACCAGATTTTAAACAAAACGAAATAGATGAGATTCGCACTAGCACCCCTATAGAAGATGTGTGGATTGGTATCACTATTCCTGAAAATACTGAAGAAGGAAAACTACTTAAATATTATAATGATTATATTACAACATCATTAAATATATTTGGAAGTTTTGATATTATTAAACAAACTAGATTAGGTAATAGTGAATATAATGTATCTGCCACTCAAATATGTAATCAGATTGCACAAGAAAATGGTTGGAATGACCATCTTGATATGAGTGTTGAACTTAATATTCAAATAGATGCTTTATACAATCCGAATAATATTCGTGAACGTGCTACACAAACTTATGAAATAATAAGAAATAGAGCGAATTTATTATCTGATTATAATGGTAAATTAGAAGAAATACTAAAGATAGTAAATGATAATCCTAATGATAAAATTTTTATAATTAACAAACGTGGAGAATTTGCTAATAAAGTAACAGAATATATTAATAGTATGTCTGATACTATAATATGTGGTAATTATCACGATAAGGTTGACCCTATACCTGCTATAGATGTTGATGGTAATCCTATTGTTTATAAAAGTGGTGTAAACAAAGGTAAAAGAAAAATGATGATGTATCAAGCACAAAAAACATTAAACCAGACTTTATTTAATAATGGCAATTTGCGTGTTTTATGCACAAATAATTCACCCGATAAAGACTTGTCGATAAGTGTCGATAGAATCATCATAACATCGCCTCTATGCGAAGATATTAAGTCGTACCTATATAGATTAAGCCACATAAATTTTAATGGCTCACAACTCAATTTACACACCTTGTATATAAAAGGTTCTTTGGAGGAAACAAAGTTATTAAATAAAGATGTAGCAGAAAATCATAAAATTGTTAATAATTATCAAAAAAATGTAGTTTTTAGTGATAATTCTGATTTTGTTATTGTAGATTAGAAAAATTATTACTATCTTTGTATTAGAAAAAATAAATAAAGCTCTTTGACATGATTGAGAATGATATTAAAGCTAATAAAGCTAGTAATGACAAACAAGTTGTTGTAAAACAACATGATGTTAATGCTGGTCTTAAAGTATTTAATCTTCTTGATGAAAAACAACTTGCACAAGCAGAAGTATTTCTAAAGAAGATAGTATCTTCTGAAAAAGGTGGTATTAAAAGTGTTAATGATGGACTTGCAGTTCTAATGAGAGCACAAGATTTGCAACTACCTTTTTCAACGTGTATTGAACATATACACGTTATTAATGGTAAGACTGGTGTTGATGTTCATATCATTAAATCGTTGTTATTGAGGGCAGGGGTAACTTGGGAGTGTATTAAAGATTATACCCCTCAGTATCAATTTACTGACGGTAACACGATTTATCTTGAAACACAACTTCCTGATTATTGTGTTAAATGTCGTACTAGTAAAGAAGCAGAAACCAAAACAACAGATGATACTGTAGGTGTTTATCCTGTTAAATGGTACACTGATTTGAAAGGTAATCTTTATAATGAGTTTCAAATAAGCGATAAGTGTGTTAAAGCTATCAATAAAGTTCAAGCAATACAAATTGCTAAAGAAGGTAAATTTCCTGTTATTAGAGTAGCTGCGCAACCTATTGATTTTGTAACTGAATATAAGTTTACTAGAAGAAAAGTGGTTAATGGTAAGGAAATAGAAATGACTGCAACAAGTCATTTTAGTTTTTCGGATGCTAAAGCAGCTGATTTACTTAGTAAAGATACTTATATCAAATATGCTAAAATCCTTATCGGTCACAGAGCATTTACATTAGGTGCTAGAGATATTGGTGCTGACTTGTTAATGGGTGTGATGGAAACCACAGAGTTGAAGATTGTCGAGAATATAGACCTTAGTCCCGATGATTATGAAATAGTTGAAGAAGTTAATTAACTTGTTCTTATAGGTCAAACTAATAAAGATTGCAATAATGCAATATATATTTAATTAATTTATTTATTCACATTTTAAATTTTTACAATTATGATTAAGATTGGTAACAAAGTAGCATTTGGTTTTAATGCAGTTCAGAGTGGTATGAAGTCTTCTACAGTAAACAACACTCCTCAGCTTATTGCAAACTCTACAAAGGGTAAGTTTTGTGTAACTGCTCCAGTATCTAAGGCAATGGGTGTTGCTGTAGGTGAGAATATCATGTTTATTAATAACATTGCTACTCTTGAGCAGGCTATTGTTGCAGGTAATGCCGATTTGACTGCTTGGGCAGAAGAGAATGGTATTGATATTAACACTCGTGAAGGTCAGGATGCAGTTCTTAAAGAGTGGACTGTATGGGCTATTGCTAAGGGTGTTCCACAGTATCACGCTAATGGTACTCCTGTTGAGAATACAGAGCGTATGACAGAGGATGAGAAGAAGGCTTATATTGCTGAACATTCTGCTGAAATTCTTGAGGCTAATCGTGAAGCTCTTGTAGAGCGTAACGGTGGTGAAGCTGACGATGAAACTCTTATCTCTCTCATTAAGGTTGATGATATTGAGTTCCCTAAGTATCATGTAAGTAGTGGTTCTCGTACTGCAACTACTTCTTCTTTCACTGGTGTAGGTTGTCAGCTTAACTTTACTGATACATCTATTTGGACTACTCTTAAGAGTGACCTTGGTGATGACATCACAAAGAAGAATCGTATATTTGATGTTAATCTCGATGAAGCATTTACAACTAGTGTTTCTAATGGTAAGGAGAATGTAGAGATTGTTGCATATCCTATCTCTTACGTTGAGGATGTTGATGTGATGGTTCGTGAGAAGAAGGACTAATAGAGTTTTAATTTATTCTTAAACATTGTGTCGGAGATAGACATATAGTTTATCTCCGACATTATTTTACTATTAATTTTAAAATTTAATTAAAATGACTAAAGAAACAAAAGAAACTGCAAGTGCAGTAAAGAAAATTAGAAGAGGTGTCAGTAATCAAACTCAAGCTGTTAATCAATTAAGATTTCATGAATCAGATGCAGCTACTAATGGTTTATTTTTAGGACATCTTGCAGAAGTAAGAGTTGATTGGAGTACAAATGCAGACACTAAATCTTTTGCTGGTTCTAAAGTTCCTCGTCTTACTTTTCATTTTGCTAGTAATCATGCTAATGTATCTGAACAAAGGCATATTTACCATACTTTATTCCCAGTTGAGAGTAATGTTAATACTATTCCTGGAGGTACTGAAGAATGGAAGGTTAACAATGTTCTTAATTGGATTAAGCATATATTAGATGTTTATGTTCTCAAAGGTCGTCAAATGACAGAAGCAGAAGAAGATGCTTTAAGTCTTAGTTTTGTTGATTTTGATGAAACAGGAGAATATGTTGCAATAGAACAAGAAGAAGTTCTTGCTGGTTATGCAAAGCTGTTTGAGAATTTTGTTTCTATTATGAACGGTTCTTTTGAACTTGCTGATGGTGAAGTAGCAAAACCTAAGTATAAAGATGCTAATGGTAAGTTTATTACTGTTTGGATGAAACTTCTTCGTCATCGTAAACGTAAGAATGATTGGATTAATGTAGGACAAAATGGTGAACTTGGTTTTGACCAATTCATTGGTTCTGGTGTAATTGAAATTCAAAAACCTAATACACCTCCTGCAATACTTAGAATAGATTTAGCTAAAGAATCTATTACACCTAAAGAAACTAAGAAGACACCTACTATTGGTGTTCCAATGGGTGCTCCTATGAGTGGTGGTGTAATTGCTGGCGGTATGCCAACAGGTGCTATGCCTAGCGGAGCGTATGATAGTGCAGATGGAGATATGCCATTTTAGTTAAAGATAATAGTAGTATGTTTATGGGGAGGTAAATCTTGTATTTATCTCCCTTTTATTATATTATGCGAAGAAATCCAAATACTAGTTCTCTTACAAAGAATTATATAGAGTCTAAAGTAAGTCAGATTGCTATAATGTCTAAATATCTTGATATTCCTAAAGAAGTTATTGATGATTGTATTAAAAATAATAATCTAATAACTTCTGTATTTAGGGATGACGATACTAATGGTAGTATGGGATTTGCTATAAATAAAGCTGGAAGACTTAAAGTTCGTGATTTTGGTGGATTTGGTTTCTTTGGTGATATATATGATGTAGTAGGTTTTGTTTTAAGTTTTGCTTATGATAGAAAGATAGAGCCAAACAATAAAAGAGATTTTTATTTCATTCTTAAACATATAGCTTATACATTTTCAGATATTATCGATGATAAAGAAGTAGATGAAAATATAGACCCTCTTATACAACAAGCATTAAAAAAAGGTAAAGCATCTAAAGCTATAATAGAAATAGTACCTAGAAGTTGGAACAAGAATGATAAAGCTATATGGAATAGTTGGGGTGTAAATTTAAATTATCTTAATACTAATTTTGTTATACCTGTAGAACAATATTATGTAAACAGAAATGCAGATAGTGAACCTAAATATTATTATAAAGAGAAAGACCCTTGTTATGCTTATATGTTAGGGCAAAATAGAAGTGGTATTTATCTTATTAAACTTTATTTTCCTCTTCGTGATAGAAGTAAAGATTTAAAGTTTATAACTAATTGTCAAGTATTAGAAGGTATATTAAACTTAGAACTTGACGATTATGATTATATTCTTATTACTAAAAGTAGTAAAGATAGATTAAGTATAGGAAGTCATTTATCATCACATCTCCTTTACGGGGGAGGTGACAGAAAACTTAAAATAGGTGTTGTTAATTTACCTAGTGAAAGCTATAAACTCAATGATAAAGAATACAATTATCTTACAAGTAAACTTGCTGAAAATGGTAAATTAATAAGTTTAAATGATTTTGATGCTACAGGTAGACGATGTAGTAAATATATGTATGATACATATAATATACCATATATATTTATAACTCGTGGTGAGTTTGGCTTACCTGATTACAAAAGTAAAGATTTTGCAGAATTACATGAACATTATAGTATTAATCAAATTAATCAATTTATTGAAGAAACATTAACTTATATAGAATTAAAATATGGAGAACAAGATGACATTTACTTTCCCCCTTTTAATTAGAGAAGATTATTATAGTATCATCTGTAATGATATTCATGGTAGAAAACAATCTATTGTTATGACAGGTATTACAGAAGATGAAGAAGCTGCTCTAGATGCTAATTTACCTATAGATATTGAACGAGGTAATCTTAAATTTCACATAAGTCCATCTGATATACAAGCTTATGGTGAAATTGATTTTACTGACAAAGGTGATGATTTGGATTATTTTGTAAATATGAATTGGTTTAGAGAAGTAATTTGGGCTGGTTTTTCTATTCCTAGTAATTATGATTACGAAACTCATACTTGTACTAATGATAAAAATTTTATAAAATATTTTGATACAAAACGTCCAGAAGTTATAGTTCAATATGTTCATGGTGTATTAAATAAGCCTAAAAGAACACTAATATTTAAATATCCAAAATGATTAATATAAGCACAATAAAACAATATTTTGTAAAACTTGACACTTTTTATGAAACAATGTTAATTGTTGATATAGAAAGAAAAGGTGCTTTAAATTGTTTTAATAATTATCTTAAATATTTAGATTGTAGTCGTATTTCTAATGGATTACGACTACAACAAACTATCGGATTTCTTTATCAATTAGATATGACAAGAGCATATATAATAGCTACTAAATATTTAAAAGATGAATCAGAAAAATTAATAAGTAAACTATTGGAATTACATCAAAAGAATTTAGAATTTGAAAAGATTAATCCTCCAATAGTTTATGATACTAAAAAGAAAACTAATAAAAAAGAAAGGACTACTACAAAGAAAGAAAAGAAAGAAAAAGTTAAACTTAGTAAAGATGATAAAATTAAATTATCATTAGCTAAAAAAGCTAAAACATTTTCAACATTAAAATTTACATTTAAACCTGTAGATAATGGAAATAACAACACTGTATAAAAGAAATGCTAAAGGAGATATTATTAGATGGCAAATACATTCTTTATCTGATGGTAGTATAAGTGTTACTTATGGTATTTTTGGTAAGAAATCACATAATGAAATTATACAACCATCTTTAGTTAAAGCTAATGAAGTACAATCTCGTATTAAAGCTAAAAGAAAAGAAGGTTATAAAGCTATAGAAGATTTATATGATAATTCTCCTACAACAGTAATTACATCTAGTGACCTCCCCCGTAAAAGAGATGGCTGTATTGATGAACATAACCTTTACAATTATCTACAAACTTATCTTCCTAAAAATAACACTACTGCTGATGGTTTTGTTCTTCCAATGCTTGCTAAAACATTAGAAGATAATAAACCTTTTGATAAAAATGGTTATATGTTAGGACAATGGAAGATAAATGGTCTTAGATGTATTGTTGGTGCTGAAGCGGTAGAGAATAATCTATTTGAAACTATTAGATTTACTTATACTTCTAGAGAAGGTATTAGTTGGAATCTTTCTTGGATGGATGATATACTTAGAATAAATCTGTCTAAAGAATTAAAAGATATGATGGTAGATGAAGGTGTTTGTTTAGATGGTGAATTGTATCTTCCAGGTTATTCTGTGAATGATATTAATTCATTTGTTAAAAATAATAAAATGCCTCAACATTATAAACTTCAATATTGGTGTTATGATATATGTTGTGAAAATATGTCTGCTGAAGAAAGAAATAAACTTCTTTTAAAAAGTACAAATGTATTTACTTTACTTGATAAAGATATAGATAAAGTTCAACATATGACTAATACAGAACAATTAATAACAATTCCTACATATATTGTAGATGATATAACTGATGCTATAGCATTTAGAGATACATTTATAGATATGGGATTTGAAGGTCTTATTATTCGTAATCCAAAGGCAGAATATGCTTTTGGTAAACGAAATAGTAGTATGTTCAAATATAAGAAAGTTTATGATGGTTATTTTACTATTGTTAATGTTCAATCAGATAAAAGAGGACTTCCAATATTTACTTTACAGAATGATATAAATAGTGAATGTTTCAATAGTACAATAAATGTTAGTCAAAAAGCTCAAGAACTTTATGTTAATCGTCCAGAACTGTTTGTTAATAAAAAAGCTCTTGTAGAATATAGAGAACGTAGTGGTGTGAAAGAAGTTCCATTTCATGCCAAAATAATAAAAGTAATTATATGATTAATTTAAATATTTATGATAGTATAGATGTAAAAATAGATAAAAATAAAACATGGCTTGATGTTAATAGTAAAAAACTATTATCACGAGAAATAAAAACAAAACATTATTATTGTATTTGTAAAAAGTATAATACTCAATTAGAGTGTTATGAATATTTTATAATAATGTTAGATGAATTACCTTCTGATAGAAAAGCTTATATAACTTTTAAAGATAATTATGGTAGAGTTAAAATAAAGCTAAATAGTATATGGAATGAAAGTTGTTTATATAATTACAAATCTGATGTAAACATAAATATTATATGTATTTCAGAAGATAAAGATAGTATTGTTTATAAATTAGATATTTAATTAGTAGGTGTTGTTATTAATTTAGCAACACCTATTTTATATTATGAAACATATAACAACAATAATAAAGATAACAGTAATATTGTATGCTATAGCATTATCTCTATATTTGATTTTTGTACACTGGTAATCATTTGCAAGTACAATGCCTATAGAAATTCACTACGTGGCTTGTATGCAACTTTTATGGTCTTTTCGATACATTGTTAAGCTAAACAGAAACACTCGCTTAAAAACGATTTAAAAAAAATTACATAAAATTTGGTAGTGTAAAATATTTTTTGTATATTTGCAAAAGAATAATTAAACAATTAAAACTATGAATAAAAAAATAAATATAGAAAAAGAAAGTCTTGACAAATTTCAAGGTTGTAAATCAGATTTAGATATTATAAAAGATGTAGTAAAAGAAGATAATGTAAATCATCCTTCTCATTATACTTCTCATCCAAGTGGTGTTGAATGTATTACTATAACACAACATTATGATTTTTGTATAGGTAACGCTATTAAATATCTTTGGAGAGCTGGTCTTAAAAAAGATGCAGATAAATCTTATATAGAAAAAGGGATAGAAGATTTAGAGAAAGCAATATGGTATATTAATCAAGAAATCAAATTATTATGTCAGAAGTAAAAATTTATATTGTTTATTATGTAGATGATAGTCATGAAAAAACTGTAGTTACAATTCGTGGTAATCTTGAAGATGCAAACAAAGATGCTAAAGAATTTACAAATAATTGTATAGAAAGTGGCTGTGGTGGTCTTAGAGAATATCGTATAGATGAAGTTGTAGTAACTAAAAATTTAGATTGGAAAACATCATGATAGAAAAATTAGCTATAATTGATTTTAGAGATAATAGTATACATTTATACAATATTGATTCTAATGTAGATATGGATGACGATTATCTTAATATTTTAGGTTTTGACCCTAATATGGTTCAAACAATGTTTTGTAGTGAAATAGATATTGTTAAACATGCAGGTATATTAAAAGGTAAAACAAATAAATAATAAAATTATGATTGTAGTAATACCGACATTATGTTCTATAATAATTATTGTATCGTTATATATAGTATATAGAAACGAAAAGAAATCATTTAATAATGGTGTATGTCCTAGATGTAATCATAAATTAAAATTCATTTATAAAGATAATAAAGATATAAAACATTTTAAATGCCTACATTGTGGATATGAAGTAACGGCATTGTTATTTGATAGTCTATGGTAAAAACAAATCAATATAACTTATAAACATGAAATTAATAGAGTCAAAAGCAGAATATATTCCACAAACAAATCTATATAAACATATGGAACTTTGTGGTAGAATAGCATATAAATCTGAAGATAAAATAACTAAAGATAGTGCTAGAATTTTCGTTAATAACATGATAAATGCAAAACATGGCGCTGTTTTAGAACATGGTACTGTTTATCTTATTATACCAGAAGAAAATCAAAAAAGTACAGATTATGAAACTTTGATACACAATCCTTATACAAAATGTGTACTTTATAATAGAGATTGTTATATTACAACTAATTATAGAGTGCTATTAGAAAATAAACTTTTACATATGATGATTTATGAGTTTATACCAACAGAACATCATATAAAAAGATATACTATAAAGTTTACAACTGATAGAGGTATTAGTCATGAACTTGTAAGACACCGTAAGTTTAGTTTTCTACAAGAATCTACTAGATATTGTAATTATACTAAAGGTAAATTTGGTAATGAATTAACTTTTATTATTCCTTCTTGGTATGGTAAATTTTCTGGTTTTGTAGATAATACAGGTCATAGAAAAAATGGTACTTCTGATATGTATACCGATAAAGATTTTGTAGACTTTCTTGAAGATGTAGAAGTTAATTACAAAGCATCTATTACAGCAGGTGCTACTCCTCAAGAAGCTAGACAGATTCTTCCAAATGCTACTAAAACAGAAATAGTTATGACTGGTTTTGTAGAAGATTGGATTCATTTCTTTAATCTTAGATGGAAAGGTACCACAGGTAAACCTCATCCTGATATGGTTATTCTTGCTAAAAAAGCTTTAGAAGAATTTGAAAAAGCTAATGTAAAAGAAATTATTAATATTATATAAACAATTAAATTTATTAAAGTTATGACACAAGATTGTAAATGTTTCTTTGGTCTTCACAAGTATGAAATTATTGACCGTTATGAAATTAAAAACCCTTATGGTATTGTTATTGGAACAACCATTGTTTCTAGATGTTCTAATTGTGGTAAACTTAAAGAAAAACATATTTATACTGATAATCAATATTTGAGATAATATGAATATATATGAAATAAAATGTAATCTTCTATCCATATTTGATGAATTAGAAGAGAATGGTGGTGAACTTACAGAAGAACTTGCAGAAGCTCTTGCTGTAAATCAAGATAATCTTAAAGAAAAAATTGAAGATTATTCTCATGTTATCACATTGTTAAATGGAGATATAAACACTATCAAAGCAGAACAAAAACGTCTTAAAGATTTAGCAGATAGAAAACAAAAATTAGTTGATAAACTTAAAAAGATTATTGCTGAATCTATAGAACAATTTGGAGATACTAAAAAGAGTGGTGTCAAATATCTTGATTGTGGTACTATTAGTGTAAGTCTTAGAAGCACAGAATCTGTTGAAGTAAATGAAGATGCTCTTAAAGCTATAAGTTCGGGTATTACAAATGTAATGACATTTACTAAATCAACTAATCAATTAGATGTAGTAAATGGTCTTGCTATTACAGATGTACAACACGCTTGTGTTACAGGAGATAACATTTATAATATAACAGAAGATGATTTAGATAACACAAACGTTGAATTATCTGTTAAAATACCAGTTAAGAACCTTATAGATGGAACCTCATATGGAGCTTTAAAAGAAATAGTTAAAGTATCAGATGATTATACTTGTAAAGCTTATGTATCTAAATCTGATATAAAACCTCTTCTTAAAGAAAATGGTTCTTGTGCTCCTAATATAGCTAAACTTAGTGTTAATAAAAGTGTAATTATTAAATAGTTATGAAACATTACGATACTATTGGATTACCTTGGCGTAGTGGTCTTGGTATTGATGTAGCTAATTGTATTACTGCACAAGATGTCATAAAAAAAGCAGGTCTTGACTATAATGTCAAAAAGTGTGAACTTGTTGCTGAAATGCCATTTGATATAAATAGTAATAATTTAGTAGTAGAAACTCGTGGAGAATTTATACATGATGCTAAAATTTACAGACCTTGTCCTAATGCTTATGCTACATACAGAACTGATGAAAATATACCTTTAGGTATTGTTAAAGAAAAATATGAAGTTGTTCAAAATATGGATGCTTTTACTTTCTTCAATGATGCTATTGGAAAAGATAAAGCTTTATGGCAAACAGCTGGTGTTTTAGGATATGGTGAAAGAGTTTTTGTTAGTGCAAAACTTCCAATAAAAACATCAGTAAATGGCGACCCTATTGATAATTATCTTGTATTTAGTAATAGTCATGATGGTAGTACAAGTATAAACATTATGTTTACTCCTATAAGAGTATTTTGTACTAATATGCTTAATGGTGCGTTAAAATCAGCAGATTGTTTTATAAGACTTAGACATACCAAATCTGTTAAAGAAAAATTAGAATTTGGTGCTAAAGTTCTTGCTTCTGCTATTGAATATGCACAAAGTGCTGAACAATTATATAATAGTATTTCTGCTATAAAAATGACAGAAGATAATGCTCTTGAATTTATAGTTAAACTTATTCTATCAGAAGAAGAATATTATAAACTTATAAATCATGATGCTAAAAATGGTTTCAGAAAAATATTATATAGAGATTATCGTACAATAGAAGTAACAGAAATTAGTACAAAGAAAATAAATCAAATATGTAATATATTTGATTACTATAACAATGGTATTGCTCAAGAAGATATTAAAGGTACTGCTTGGGGTGTTTATAATGGTGTTACTGGTTATTATTCTAATGTAGTAAACTTAGGTGGTCAAAAAAGATTTGATTCTCTCCTTTACGGGGGAGCTAATAGAACAATGAGTAAAGCTTTAAATGATTTAGTAGCTTTAGCTGCATAGTTAAAAAATCATAAATATTTTGTTTTTATTTTGATTAATGATTAAATATTAGTATATTTACTTTTATTTAATTATTAATCAAAATTTTATTATTATGCCTTATAAAACTAGATTACTATCATTAGTTCAAAAACAAAGAAACAATATAGAACGTGTTGCAAAAATAAAACCAGAGATAAAACATATATTACAGTATGCTTATCCTAGTAAAACATTACCTGTTAATAAACCTAAAAGTCGTAGATTAATTAATAGGCTTAGTAATAATGCTAGATTTTTTCTAGAAGATTTATATAATAAAAATGTAGCAAGAAAAATAAATAAAAATTATGAAGGAAACACTTATTCTGAACAACATATACCTAATAAACAATTAGATGAGATAGATAAACAAGTTAGATATGTTGTATCAAAAAATTCAAATATAAATGGAAATTATTTTAAAAAACATCCAAATGATACAATAAGATTAGCTGTAAGACAAGAAGAAGTACAACCTAATTTATATGGTAAAATTTATGGAACACCAACAATGCTTGATAAATTTACTCCTAATGGTCAAATAGAAACAACATTAGGTAGTTATCCTGTAAAGGTTTATAGAGATGGTTATACTGTAGAAGATGTTTATGATTTTAATTCACATCAAGGAGCTTATAAAGGTAGCAATAGTCTTTATGCAAAAATTAGAAGATTTGCAGGAAAATATGGACATACTGATAAAGATTCAAATAATTCAAAAATAAAATTTAAAATTCAAAGAAAAGTAAATCATTGGTGATATGAAATATACAGGAAATGAACTTTGTGATATATGTATAGAAATAATGGAATGGTGGAGTAATAATACACCTTTAACTTATGGAGAAATAAATGTATTATTATTTATTATCATTCAACCAGCACTTATTTTTGTAAGTGCTTTTTTTGTTATATATACATATTTTAAAAAATCTACAATAGTATTACTGTTGAATATACTTATAATATTGTTATACATTATAGGTACAATAATATTAGTTGGATTACCTATAATGCTGATTAGTTTAGAAAATTTAAATTAAAAAGAAATGAGATTAAACAGATGGAATAAAGCACCCCCGTAAAGGAGATGTTGATGGTTTTCTTTGTTACACTCCTATACTTATTCCAAACAATGATAGTAATGAAGTTAAACTATGTTAAAAATTTGTATAATTGAAAGAAAAACTCTACCTTTGTGCTTACAAGGGTAGAGTTAATTAATCAAATAATAATGAAAATAATGGAAGTAAAATTAAAGAAATTAGTAGAAGAAGCAGTAATTCCTACTTATGCTAAACCAGGTGATGCTGGTATGGATTTAACTGCAATTAGTGTTAATTTTGATGTAACTAATGATAATTATATTTATCATACTGGTATTGCTATTGAAATTCCTGAAGGTTATGTAGGTCTTGTTTTTCCTCGTAGTTCTAATCGTAAAACTAATGCTTATATGACTAATCATGTTGGTGTTATTGATAGCGGTTATAGAGGTGAAATAATGCTTACTTATAAGAATAGAAATTCTAATAATACTTTTGCAGATAAACCTTACAGTGTAGGAGATAGAGTTGGTCAAATTATAATTCTTCCTTATCCTGAAATATTATTTGTTGAAGTTGGAGAACTTTCTGAAACAGAACGTGGAGAAGGTGGTCATGGTAGTACAGGTAATTAACATTAACTAATTAAATTATATATAAAATGGAAAACTTTGTAAAAAGACTTATTAACGAACATAAGTATTTAACTGAAAAGAGAAATAAACTTAATGATTTTATAAATAGTAAAGACTCTAATAAAGTAAGTAAAAGAGAACTTCTTCTTTTAGGTGCACAACTCATTACAATGGATAGTTACATAGACATATTAGAGAATAGATTGATAGAACATGATGTAGAAGCAAAAGATGGTTTTTATAAGAAAACTATAACATTAGCAGATATAGAAGGTAATTCTGATAATCAACCAACAGATGATTCTAATTATGCTGGTATAGAAGGAAAAAAGTAATTTAGATAATATAACTATGAGTAAATATAAAATAGAATTGCTAACAACAAAAGGATGCAAGGCTTGTAGTGTGTTAAAAGGAATACTTGATGATGTTATGTTCAGAACAAGTAAGGATGTAGAAATAGTAACAAAAGATATATCTAGTATTCCTACTAAAAAACTAAAAGCTATGAATGTTACTGATTTTCCTACAACACGATTTATAAAAGATGGAATTGAAGTTTTTAGAATGATTGGTAGTAATCCTATTGCAGTTATTGTTAGATATATAGATGTATATTTTAAATAATTTTGTTTAGTTTTTGTGGTATCCGTATCTGTTTTAGGTACGGATACTTTTCATTTACAATGCCTGCTATGGTGTCAAAAGTATGGCTATTTTCGTGTTTTATATGGTTTGTGGATAGTTGTTAAGGAATATACTTTTACGTTGTTAGAGAAGGTTTCAAAATATTAAATGAAATTAGCTAACAATATAATCGTTAATGTGTTTTGGTATAGGTTGCTCGCGAGAGTAGCTTATACCTTTTTTTTAACATTAAGATAACTGACACATATAGGACATATAGTAAAGTGAGGATTACCACTAGAGTAACCCTCACTTCCAATATACAAATTAAATATTAATCTTTACCAACCCATAGATTCTTTTAAATCTTCAGCTCTCTTATCAGCATTAATAAATCCTAATACATTTTCACCTACTTTATAATAATGGTTATTATCGACAATATCAATAAATGATGTTTTAATACCTCTCCAAATTGGTATTCTACGTTCAACATAAACTTTTATTTTACTTTGACCAGCAAATTTACCACTCTTATAAGTTCCATCAAAATCTTCACCATCTAACATCATATGACATAGTTGATTTGCAGTAGATAATAAATCAGTAACACCACTATTAGCAGCTACAGGAGATTGCCATAGTTTTTTAGCTTCTGAATAACCAATTATAGGATTAAATTGACCTACTTCAGTAGCATATCTATCTATCTCATATAATGCTAAGTTATAAAGTAATCCATCTTTATCATCGTCATCCCATCCTGCTTTAATAAGAATACACATGAATAACGCAGCCATCATACCACTAAGTTCGTTAATACAACGTTTTATATTAGCTCTATCATATTCTGGCATTAACTCATAATTCATCTTAACATTAAAAGCAAAATCTACTACGTCACTTAATACTTTTTGAATACTTCTTGCAGAATTAACTTCATCATCTGTCATATTCAATACCTTTTGATGTTTTTTAAATGGTATTGTTAAGAAATCATACAATGATGTATACATACCTTTACTAACAGCACCTCTTTGTTCATGCCACATACCTTGAACACGATACCTTTTCATAACACCTAATGGAATATGTTTATGATATTGCATAACAAGACTACCAATAAAGGTGTTTTCAAATTGTGCTCTACCACTCTTATCATATACACCATGTATATATTTATTGACAGCAATAACTCTACCTTTCATATTTGCTATAAGTTGTGTAGCATCAGTAGGAGAACCATCTTCTTTTGGTATATCTATTTCAGCAAGCATACTATCTTTTTTGAAACCTAATTTACCATCAGAAGTTAATTCTAATTGACTCATTATTGTAGGATGTTTTCTATCATCATTAAATTCTTTTTCTAATTTTTCATCTAATTTATCTCTTTTCTTTAAAAATTCTCTTTGTTTTTCTTTACTTAAATTATCTCTAACAAAATCAGTTGTTAAATCTTTTCTACGCCAAGCATAATCTTTAAAACTATTTGCATCAGCAGCCATATCTTTTTCATACTTTTCATAAGCTTTTATTTCATCATCAGATAATATAGATATTAAAGCTTTTCTATGATTATCTATTTTAAATTCATTAAAGTTTTTAAAAGTATACTTAGGTTGACCAAATGTTTCTCTTCTATCATTAAGAACAAGTCTATGACTATAAAGTAATGCAAATAATGCACTATTCTGCATTGCGTGTTCACCAGAAGTTTGAGGTGTATAAGCATAGTTTCTAAGTTTTCTTAAAACATAAGCTGCATCTTTACTTATATCACTTACACCTCTCCATTCATCGTAATCAACTACATCAAATTCTTTTATTATAGCACCTTGTAATGTACTACTCTTTTCTTTTTCAGAGTTTAGAATATAATCAGGTATTCCTTTACTATATTCTATTTTACCTTTACCCCAATCTTTAACACCTAAAAATTCTCCAGCAAAAGCTTCTCCAAAAAGTTGATGTTCACCAAGAGTTACGTTAGCTATACCACCTTTAAAGTTAAACATCATAAATTGTGCAGATGTTATACTTTGTAATGTACTCATAGTATTGAGTAACTTTGGTTTATTATTTGCTTTAAATTGATTATAAAGAATACGTTTTAACTGATTATCAAATTGCTTTATAAGTTCGCTATCTTGTTTTCTAAGATATTCAGCATCTTCACTACTACTATTTCTAAGGTCTTTTTTAAACTTAAGATTTCCAAATTTATCATAATGTTGTATATAATGACCATATTTCTTTAATAGTTGTTGTGCATAGAACAATTCATATTTATTATCTTGAACAGCATTATAAGTTGCAGCTTGAATTATAAAGTCTTGTATAGCTCCAACCCAATCATTATCAAGTAATGCTTTATGAATTTCTAAATTATTCTTCTTAATATCAGCAACATCAGTTTCCCACTTAGCAACATCTTTAGCATAATCTTCATCACTTTGACCTTCTTTTTGTATTGGCTTTTTAGGTATGTCTTTATATCCTTTACCTTTTAATCTTTCAAGCATTGGCATAGTATCAGGTTTGTCTTTACTATAGTCAACACTATCATACCATTTGTCATTATGAACTTCACTTGATATACCTACTACTTTTAATACTTCTTTAACCCATCCTTTAGCATCAGTAGGACTAGTTTTAGCTTTAGCAGGTAACCAACCGTTTTCTAAATAAGTTTTACTATCTTGTGTATTAGCTAATTGCATAAGAGTTTCTTGAATATAATTCTTAGCTCTTAATTCATATTCGTTGGCATCTGAAGAAATATCATATTCTTTATTAGAACCAAACTTATAATTAGCTTCATGTCCTCCTTTATCTTTATAGTTTTTATTAACATAATCATTTTCTGGAAAATATACTTCTTCTAATTCTTTTACAGTATCATATTCTGTTTGATTATCTAATTCTTCTACAGCCTCTTTATGAGTGTAATAACCATCTCTTATACTTCTAACAGTTTGTGAGAATTTAGGATAATGATTATAATTATCTGCTTTATCATAACTTTCATACCATATATCTAATGGTTGATAAGCATGATTATAAGGATTATAGACATGATTTCTAGCAATCCATGCATTATAATATGCTTCTCCTTTTTGTCTAGCTTCATATTTAGCCTCAGCATAATAATTAGATAATCTCTTACCTTTATATTTATTTAAAGTTGCAACAGCTTCTGTTTTCTTTTCATCTAAATATTTATCTAAAACTTTATCTTTTGGTTTGACAATACCATATAATCTCTTATTTGGTACTACGTTTCCATCATAATCTACATCTTTGATTACATCCATTAATGCAGACCTAAAATCACCTTTAGATAAGGTTTTTACATAATCATTATCAGATTCATATTTTTCTTTATTATGAGTAAATTCTACATTATCTTTTATAAACTTTCTTACAGTTTTAGACTTTTTACCACCACCTATTTCATCTAGTTCATCATAAAGTTTTCTAAGTTTTTTAAGTTTCTTTACATTTTCTTCTGTATTTTCTATAAATTCTAAATCAATTTCACCAGTACGTTCATTATACCAAGGAGCTAATATATCATTAATGTCTGTAATTAATTGTCTATAATGTCTAGAAGCAGCTAATTGTTCTTTTCCTTTAGCATCAGTAAATCCTTCATAAAAAGCCTTATTATATAATTGTCTATTATAATTAGCATTACTTATTAAAGTTCTATCAGAAAAAGGTAAACCATTAACAATGCCATAGTTAGCTTCTTCTTCTTTTCTTAATTTATTTATTAAATCATCTGGTACAAGACGTGGGTCAAATTCACCAAAAGAATTATAATATTTTTTATTACCACGTATAGTATGATTCATGCTTTGTTTATTAACAGGCATTATAACACTATACGCTTTTTCAATTTTACCTTTTATTTCTTCAGTCCAATCAGGTTCTAATATTACATTTCTTTTTAACCAAGTTTTTGCTTTTACATACTCTGGATTATCAGCATAAAGATTTACAGGTCTGCCACTTAATTCATATGATTGAACAATACGTTCATTACGTTCTACTAATTGTTCAAAATTATAAGCAGGGTCATATTTGAAATATTTGTTTTCAACGTTTCTAAGACCTTTTATATAATTATTAAGACGAGCTTTTAATGTTTCAGATACTTCATCATCTCCTTCATTAGGATAAGTCATAGCCCATATTTTATTATCTAGGGTATCTAATTTAGCATCTAATTCTGGGTCTGGTTCATCTGTTTTATATTTACTTCTTAAATCTTTTCTTTCTAATCTAAGTTGTTCATATTTTGCTAAATAATCAGCATTTTTATCAATAAAAGCTTCTTTTCTTTCTGCTTCTGTTAATTCAGGGTCACCATAAAGCATTTTACGAAGAACTGCATTTTTCTCTTCATAATATGATGTTACAACAGGTTGTTCAATATGTTTTGCTTTCCATTCATCATATTCAAGTTTAGCTTTAAACCAACCAACAGTTCCTTCTTTTTCTGCATTTACTGCTCTTTGTAATCTGTTTCTATCTTCTATAAACTTAGTGTTGTGATTTTGTTTAAATCTACCATATTCATCTATGATTTTATTTAAATCAAATCTAACACCATGTTTAGCAGCATCTTGTTGTATTTGTTTTATATGTTCAGCAAATTCAATAGCTCTTTTTTTACCTGCAATAACTTTAGCATTAAGGTCATTTTGGAAGTTCTTCATAGCTATTTGAACAATAGGATTGCTAGTTTCTTGAATATCATTAAACATAGCATTAAACCAATTCGTTTTATAATAACCATCAAGAACACTCATAAGACCTTGTCTTACTAATGGATTATCAGTACCTTCATCATAATATCTTTGAGCAAACTTTTCATAACAATCAGCGATTATAGATTTGTTTTCTAACTTAGTTAAAGATGACTTGATTTTATTAAGACTTTGTTGTATATTTGGGTCTTCACTTTCTATATCAAGTTCTTTAATTAAACTAAAATCTTCTATTATTGCTTGAGCATCTAATAAAGTTCTAAGATAATCATTTCTAAGAGCATGGTCTTTTTTAATAAGGTCTATACATTTTATATCATTCATTTTTAACCATTCTCCTGTTTCTGGGTCTTGAATATAATTATCTATTTTATTAAGTAGCTCATCTGTTATTTCTTCAACATATTTAGCAGTACCGATTATAACATCATCTACATGCTCTGGTATTTTATCCTTTTTAGCCTTAATATCTTTATTTTTCCAAAGCATATTAAGTCTACTAGCTCTAGAATCAACAAGATTATGACTTCTTTTATAGATACTACCAACAGATTGTACAGCAACTTCTTCAATAGTACTTTCGTCTGGTATATCATTTTGTTCTAAAGTTGACATATCTACTGGCTCTATAGCATAAATATCACCAAAATATATAGATAAGTTATTACCTAAATCTCTATATGCTTGTCTTACAAGATTTATTAATTCTTCAAATGGAGCATCATATTTTTCTATAGGTTTGTTTATATTCTGTCCAGTATATCGTTTAACAAATCGTTCAACATTTACTTTACGAATTAAGAAATCTTTAACACCACCATTTGTAAGATTAATTCTTTGAATTAAACCTTTATCTGTGCCAAATGCTTTAATATGTTTACTAAATGGTGCATACCACATATATTTTACAGGTTTTGCATCATTTATAGAATTAGCATACCATTCACTTATACTTTCTCTAATACCATCATAAGACTGATTTGTGTTAAAATCTTCTATTGGTATAGGAGTTGTTTTATCCATTTTTTTAGCAGCAGGTATAGCATATTCTTCAACATTATTTAATTTCTTAACTTCTTCTGTTAAAAGTTTAGAATTAAAATCATTCAATCTTTGTGCGGTAGCAGCTTTTAAATAATTATCTATTAATTCCTCATAATAAGCAGTCGGTCTAAACTTATGAAGACTATCATCTGTTGACCATTCAGCATTTTCAGTAGATTTAAGTTCATTTAATGGTGTTAAGAATAAATCAGCACCATCTCTTACATCTATCTTATATAAAATAGTATCTTTACCAAATCTAAGTTTTACATAAGAATTAGTTTTATAACTAGACTCTGTTGTAGGAACTATAAATCCATATTTAGATGCTAAAACTCTTTGAGTTTCATTGTTTAAATTTAAATGTAATACATTACCAGAATGTCTTATCAACTCAAAACCATTCTTTAATCTAGTAACATTTCTAACACTTATACCTAATTCAGAAGCATTACCTCTTACAAAGTTCTCAATGATATTACGTTTTAATTCGGAATCTCTAAGCATTATATCCAAATTACGCATCTTATCATTAGAATCGTTTACAATACTTGTACCCCATATTCTACCATCATTTAATAATACACTATTAGGTATCATCTTTGATATATTACGCATACCCATACGATAACCTTCTACTATAAAAGCATATTTTATCATATCAGCAGCAGCACAAGCAACTAAAGGATTTGTATGAGTATAAGCTAACTCAAATTGTTTTCTTACTGTTTCTATATCAGCAGCTTCTTCTATAAATTCTATAGTTTGCTGACCAGCTTTTTTACCTCTAGCTTTTTCATTAAATAGAGTTACGTCAACATAATCAAAAACACCAGTATTTCTAAAATGTTCTTTAATCCAAGATATTTTCTGTGCTGGAGTGAGTTGATTAAAATTATCTATTTCTTCTTGTGTAGGGTCATTTACATTCTCTACTTCAAATACAGTTTGGGTTTCTTCTACATCACCATTTTCATTTTCTATTGTATTTGTTATTATATAATTTGGCGACCTATTAAATCCAAACACTCTAGCTATTTCATCTTCATTACTAAATTTAACTTCTGTATTATAATCAAATCCTCTACTTCTACCTCTACCTTTTACATATCTTAAAGGAGTCTGTAAAAATCTACTTTGAGAAACAACATAATTTATAACATAATCTTGGAAATGTTTAGCTGTTTTAGGATTAAGTCTTCCACCAATAGGTATTACTGATTTAAGACCATCAAAAGGATTATTGATATAATCAACAAAAGCATCACTTTGTGTAATAAATAAAGATTTATTGATATTTATTGATAAAGCAGTACCATATTTAAGACAAGCTGCCAATGGTGGATAAACAGAATCATTTTCAAAAGTTGGATTATTCAATATAGAAGCAATAGCATCATCTAAAGTTCCGTCAAGTTGAATATTAGGATATAATACTTCTAATATGTTTTTACCATTTGCTTGTAATCTAAAATTGTTTACAATACTACCATCTTTCTTTTCATAATAGCTATCAATAATAACATTACAAATATCATCAAATACTTGCCTTGTTTCAAAAATTGTTTGTTTAGCACCAAACTTATCAGGATTTGATACTTTTACAACCTTTTCAATATCCTTAGCTAAATTATTAATTTTATTATAAGTAAGAATAGTTTGCAAATCATAAAGAAGTCTAATAGTTCTACCTCTATCATTCTCCTCTACGGGGAAGGTAGATGCAAAGATTCCTTCTTCTTTTAATCTATCATATTGTACTTTACTATTTAGTGTAACTTTTGCATTATCTTCATCTTCTGTAGATAAACTAAAATTATTACCAAATATTTCTTCAAGAACATCATCATACATATTATTTACTTCACCTAACATTTCTTCTAATGATGCAGTAGGTTCATAATCAATATGTAATTCATCTAAAATAGATTGAACAGCTTTTCTTACAAAATTTCTACTTCTCTCTGGAGAATATATACTATTTACTTTATTAAATTCATCTACAATTCTCTTAACACCAGGTTGCATTATAAATGAAATAGCAGTATCATAATTACTACCTATATCTACAAGAGTTTTGTAAACTTTAAATGTTTCAGTATTAACATTAGGTACATTACCAACTTTAATAGCATCAAGTATATGAGCTGTTGTTTGAGAAGAATATGCAGTAAGTATATAGCCATCTATATTCTTATTATCCAAAGACCAACCAAAAGTATTATGAGTTATAACGAACCCCCCCGTAGAAGGAGATACACTATTTTTACCAAATCTTGCTTTTAATTTTTCTTTTATTATTTCTTCTGCTTTTTCATCTGTAACACTAGATTCTATAGAAAAAATATTTCTTAAATCAGAAATACTATAAAATACTTTTATAGCAGAGTTATTTTCAAGTGTAGGATGGACAGTATTACATACTGAACAAAATGTATCTCTCATAATACTAATACCTTTAAGTTGAGCACCACTCATAGCATCTTCTTGCATTTCAGATTGGTCGATGATATTATAAGCAGTTCTTGCATCTCTTAAAGTTCTAGTATCTCCTACAATAAACTTATCTAAAGCATCAGTAATTTTATCAAAATTACTTCTTGATAAATTTTCTTCAAGCGATTCATTATCTGTTAGCATTTTTTTCATATTATCTAACATAGCATTGTTTCTCGCTTGTTTTGAATTTTGTAATTCTATTGATTGTTTTCCAAAATCTTCTTTAGATAACAAACCTTTTTCTTCTGCAATATCTTCTAAATTAGCTTCTATTATTTGTTCTTTTGCATTTTGTATTAATTCGTTATATTTTTGTTTATCAAAATTACCATCTTTATCAGTAGCTTGTTTTTTAAATTCATTTATAGTTGGTTCATTAAACTTTAAATCTTCATAATATTGTTGTCTTTCTTCTTTAGACATATTACGAAGTATGTATTGTTTATACAACTCATTTGTATTAGTTGTATATTCATATCTTTTTATTTGACCTTTACTATCAATATATGTATCATATTGGATACCATACACACTATCAATATCAAAGTCAGAACCAGTTTGAGAAACCCAAGCATCAGGAACAACTATAGTAGAACCATAAGCATCATCTGTAAAATCAACAACTTTCATACAACAAATAGACTGTTTTCCTTCAGTAGGAATACGATAACCAAGTATCTCGTCTAAATGATATTTTTGCAGTTGTGTTAAGAACATATTATTTTGTTCTTCTTTAGTCATATTTGGATAATCACTTCTCTTAAAACCAAAATTAGAAGCAGGTAACATTATTTCAACATAAGGTGCAACTCTATCAAATTTATATTGTTTTTGTTCTTCTTCTGGTAATAGTTTTAATTCTCTTTCAGTAATTGTTTCATCAGAACCATCTTTTTTATACAAATTAGGATGATATTGTAATTTATTAGAAGTTCTACTTTTATCAACTTTTTCTGAAAGACTTCTAAATCCAATACCTGTTATTTGAGCAGCATGGAAACCTGGAAGAGTTTGTCTAACAATTCTATTATTAAATAAACTTTGTACTATATTTTCAAACTTAAATGCTACTAAAGACATATAATTAGGCATTATAGTGCTATTAGCAAAAATACCATTTGGGTCTTGAGTACAGTAATCATTCATATTACTATCAAGACCTAAACGATTAAGTTCCTCTTTAAGCATATCAAAGAGTTTGCCATAATCTAAACCTTCTATAACATTGTTTTTATCTACAGTAAATTCTCCATTTGTGTTTATTTTAACACCTAATGTTGCTAACAAACTATTTGCATCAGCTTTAATATTTGCAGCATATAATTTAAAGAAATCATCTTTAGCTTTCTTTAAAGCAGGATTAGAATTAACATCTATATTATCTACAATCTTCTTTACAATTTGAAGACCTGCTTTATTTTCATCATTTATATGCTGTGAAGTTTCTTGTTGAGTATAAAGATAATTATAGTTATAATATTCTTTAGCTTCTTCACCCAATTTCATTATTTCACTAGTATATTCTTCTTTATTTGGGTTGTCTATATCTGAAAGAATATCATCACTAATATGACCATCTTTACCCCAAAGAGTAAATCTATAAGATTGTCCAGCTTTAGATGTTTCAACAGTATTTAATTGGTCAACACCTAATTTACGCATAAGTTTTGCAACTTTTTCAAGTTCTGTTCCTCTAATTAATCTAGGAACTAATACAAACTCTGCATTTTTGATTTGACGAGGAGAAACTGTTTTAGTATCTTCATTATAATATTGGTCATAATAGAAATTCTTTTGAACTTGAATTAATTTAGTAATATCATCTACTGTTAATTCTTTAGTTTCATCAAGAACTCTATCTATCAAATCTTTATATTGTGGTAACTGACCTCTAGCTGTTATACGTCTAACCCATTCTTGGAATGTTATATAAGATTGTGCATCATTAACTTTTGTATTACCAAAACCTTCCATGAGTTCTTTAGCTCTTTCTTCACTTAAAGCAGCTTTTCCCATAACCTCTTTATCAGATAGATGTTTTACTAATCTATCTATCATAGGTTGGTCAGTTAATATAGTATTATAAATAGTTATAGCACTAAATGTATCAAACATCTCAATAGGCATTTGTGTTTGATTACCATTTTTAGCTTTAAACATAAATATAGCACTATCCAATGGAGAATCTACATGGTTATGTCCTGGTTGTATAGGTTTTGTAATATCAGAAATACCATAAGATACACCAGAACCTTGAGCTTCTTTTGCTCTCTTTAAAAAGGTTTGTGTATCTTCATAAAACTTAGTATCACCTTCAAAGAAATCATTAAATCCAATATAAGCTAAATGAGTATTTAACATAAACTCTGCTATGTTTTCAGTATTAAATTTAGTTTCATTATCTTCTATAAGATTTTCAAACTCATTTAATCTAGTTCTAGCAGATTCAATATAAGTTAATATAAACTCTTTTATCTTATCATTTATTAATTGTTCTTGTTCATCTGTTAATACAATATTGCCTTCTTCGTCAAATTGTAATACTCTTTTGGTATCTGTTGTTCTACTTGTGAATAAACCAAAACCTTCATTTAATATTTCTTCTCCAAAATTTCTAGTAGGGTTTTGTTCTTCAGACATATAATCATAAACAATAAATCTGTCACTAGTAAATACTTTACCTGTAGCTTTAACATTACCATCTTTATCTACAGTATATAATTTACCAGATTTATCATAATGATATGTAGGATGCAAACCATTATGCTTTTCATTGCTTTCTATAAGTTTGCTTTTCTTTACTATAGGATGACCTTTAGTATCACATTTTATTCTCCAATTACCTGTTTCTTTATCTCTTACTTTTTCAAACAATACAGAACTTGCTGTAGCCATATCAGTAAGTTCTTGTCTAAATACATTCTTTAATTGTCTGAATATAGGATGTGTTTCAGAAATATTCCATTCTACATCGCCATTCTTATTAGCTTTGTCAAAATAGATGGTTCTTATATCACTCCATATACTATGGTCAATAGAATCTGTATTAAAACCTACAAATTTAGCATTATGTAAAACACCATTATAATAAACACCACTCATCTGATACACATTTGTATTCTTATCATGTGCATCAGAAGAAGCATATCTAAAAGCTATAGATATAGTTTTAGTTTTATCGTCTTTAAACAATCGTTGTCTATTTAATGGTATTTTTATATTTAAATTTGTATCACCTTCGACATTAGCTGTCATAAGATGTTCATAAAAGTCATCACCATTTAAATATTTGCTATCTTTTCTTACAGTTATAGGATTTGTAAAACTGCCAATATAATCAGTTGTATCTAACTTTGAATTACTTACTTTGTTTATAAAGTCTGTAATAGTATCATTTAATTGTTTTGTATTATTTGCTTTAAGCAAACCTTTTACACTATATCTAGGTGCAGTAATACAAAAAGTTTTTGGTGCATCAGATGGTATTCTCATAAAGTAATCAGCAACCATATCAACACCATTTATATTATTTGTACTATTAAAGAAGTTCTTCCATGCAGTAGCAATATAATCTCCTTTTGACATTTTAGAATATAAAATGTTATCACCACTATCTACATCAGAAGCACCTTGATATAAATGTATTTGAAGTAAAGATAAACATTGGTCGGTAGGTACATATTTTATTGTACCATCATCTTGTTCTTCTGCTCTAAACAAACCATAATTTATAATATTATCGTTTTCATCTCTATGTTCTAGCATTATAGTACTAAAATCATATTGCTTAGATTGAAATCTATGTTTAGCTAATTGCATTATTGGAGATTTTTCATCCCATTCTTTTACAGCAACACCATTTTCATTTGTTTTTTCTGCAAATTTATTTAATTTAGATTGTAATGTATCTCTTATAGAAGTAAGCATACTATTGTTTATAGTATCTGCTTGTGACTTACCATCTATAGTTCTTGTATTTAACGGTGTGTATGTAACAGTATAATCTGCTATAAGATTTGTTAATCTTGTAGCAGCAGCTTCAGCAGTATCATCTATATAACTATCTAAATAAATAGAATTTAAATCTATAATACTACCTTCTTCTTTACCAGTTGTTACTCTTCTATTATGTAATCTAGCTTTTGCAATTTCAACTTGCTTATTCTTATAATTTGCTATTGTGTTTGTAGAAGCATCTATTGTATCTATAAGATTATTATAAATAGTTAAAAGATTTGCTTTTTTATCTACAGCTTCTTGTTCTCCTTTATTATAAATAATAAAATTACAAATAGAAAATTCATTAATATCTGGATAATAAGCTTTAAACTGTTCTGTAAGTTTCTTTATTATATCCCTTAGTTGATTATCATCTGTATCATTAACTTCATTATAATCGTCTATTGCTATTTTTAATAGACCAGCTTGTCTGCTAGCATATTCTGGAATAACTTTTAAACTAGAACTTTTTAAAGCATTTATAAATTGAAACTTTAAAGTAGCTTCTTTATTTATAGCACTATTTGCAATTCTAGTTTTAGGTATTCCGTTTTCTATAATTGTTTCTAATTTACTTATAACAGTTCTTTTAAATACTCTATAAAACTCTAATTGCAAATTTGGATTTTGTTCAAGTTTATCTGCTAATAAATCAAAAGATTGATAACCTGGAAGTTGTTTTGCTATATCTCTTATACTTTCTATCATTACAGCAGGATTATCAAATCTACCATAATGATATAACACAGAAGCACATTGATTAGCATCCATAACATCAGGAATACCAAACCAATTATCTGTATCTTTAACAAACTTTCCACCATTTAATTCATCTGTTGTCATTTTAGGTAAAGATGCTAAAAGATGTTTTATATTAGCACCTAAATATGTCATAAATGATGTGCTTAAACCTAATTTATTGTTAAGTGTTTGAATATATGTGTCATATTCTGCTTCACCTTGTTGGTCATCATCAATTTCAACATCATCAAAAGAATCTTCATTGAAAGCATTTTCTATAGCTTCTTCATCTTCTTTTTTAGTAAGTCCTATATCAGATAATCTACTATCATAAAGAACTTCTTGTATAAATTCTTTATAAGGATTTGAATCTTTAGCATTTACAGGTTTTTCAATACCTAAAACAGTATACATATCAACTGTAGAAAATTCTTTATATAATGCTATAAGATTTTCTAATTGACTGTTTATATTATCTTTATGATTTTTTAGAATATCATTTAAATAACTATTACCATTTGTTTTTATATTATCTAATATTTCTTTTTCATCAATACCAGTTAATTTACTAAGACGTTTAACTAATATCTTTTTCAAAACAGCCATAGCATATTTAGCACAATATGCTTTTACATTTGTTTTTACTTCTTTTTCTCCAGCATTTTTGTTATTATTAAATGCTTGAATCATTTTATTAGCAAAATGTCTTTTACCTTCTTCTCTTGCACTAATATTAGTATAACCAAAAATTTTAACTTTATCAAAATCTTTAGTTTTTCTAGTACCCTCCTCTACAGAAGGGTACTTTTCATTATAAAACTTTATTATAGCATCTTTTACTTTTACAGGGTCTGATTCATTAATGTTTACACTCTTTCTTTCTTTCCAAGAATGTTTAAATTCATCAGTAAATTCTAATTCACCTTGTGAATTTACATCTTTAATAACAGTAGTAAGATAAGAGTAAAACATACTACAATTACTACCACAATAATCATAAAGAGCCTTCAATGCTTTAGCTCTGTTTAAATCTACATTAATTACGCAAGCCATAATTATAAAAATTTTATATTAACATTTGATTTGTATTGCACCATTATTTACTAAATTCTCAAAAGCATCACGACCATCTTCATTAATTCTATCTCTAACATAGTCATAAGATGGAGCTTCTACTTCAGATTCCTCAATAACACTTTCATCAATATCGATATCATCTATATCTATATCATCAACGTCATCTTGTGTTATATCTTCTATAGCTTTGTTTTGACTTTGTATGTTTGAAGGTTTTTGTTTATTAAACATATTGTCGTTTTGTTCTTCTGTTTCTTCATCATCTTTTGCATTTACATTTTGAATTTCAGTAACCTCCCCCGTAGAAGAAGTATCTGAAGTTTCATTTTTTACATTTGGATTTTCTTTTACATCAGAAGGTGCTTGTTGTTCAGCATTATCTTTTATTTTATTTTCTTTATTACTTGTTGTATTATTAGTATTTTGTGTATAATCGAAAATACCAGCTTCTTTAAACATATTATATTCTTTTTCAAGAAGACTACCTTTGTTTATATTTAATCCAAACATTTTAGCTATTATAGCTAATAATTGTTGGAATAAGTTTTTAGAATTAGTATTTCCTATTTTTAATCTTTTTACTTCATCATTTATAACAATATTATTTAATCTTTGTATAAGTGCTGGTCTAACAAGAGATTCTATTAAAAATTCTTCAAGACCTGCATCATTTATTTTACCGTTGGTATAATAATCTTTTTTACTTTTAGCATTTACATATTCATAAAGTCGAATACCGTCTTCAGCAGGTAGACCATCTTTTTCGTTAGCTTCTACAAAAGCATCAAAGATTTCTCTAACACCGTTAAATAATATTTCTTGCTCTTCTTCACTAAGTTCATCTATCTTTTTATGAATACATTCGTGTAATAAATGTCTAAATACACGTTCATGCTGTGTAGCATCATCATCGTTTAAAGCATCTATTAATTTTGAACCAATCAAAACATCACCAGTATTAGAATGATATTCAGCAATACCTGTAAAATTCTTATCAAAGATAATATTAATATTTAATAAATCCTTATATAACTTACTTTTTTTAAGATAATTTAACTGTGTATTGTTTAACATTAACTCTAATATCTCTTCTACTAAGTTTTTGTGGTCTTGTTTATGGTTTAACATATCCACAAGTTTATCACCTTTTTTATCAAAAACTATTTCTTTAGTAGTAGTTGTTGTAGAAGAAGGTCTAGTAACAACCTTTTTCTCTATAGGGGTTGTATTGCCAGTGTCTATTCTATAACCAATTTGTACATTATCAAATTTATTATCTGACTCACCTTTTCTATAGAAATTAGTTTTACCATTTGTAGACTTTGTAGTTACAGCAACAATACCATTATCTAATATAAAGCTTTTATAAGATGAAAATGTATGAGGTTTACCACCTGGTATTTGTATTGTAAACTTACCTTTAGTATTACGTTTAGCTACACCTTTTAAAGATGCACTTCCTCTAACATGGTCAAATTCAAGATTATATCTTAAATTATTATTTACAACATCTTTAAATTGTTTTATAACTTCAGCTCTAACATTTGCGTCTTTTTTAAATGCTCTAGCTTTTTGTCCTTCAAACTTAATAACAGATGCTTTATTACCTTTTGAATCTTCATCAAATAATTGTATTCTTTGTACTTTATTATCTGCATAATAACTTATTTGAATACCTTTAAATCCTCTAGTCAAAGGAGTTACTTTTAATCCTCTAAATAAAGGATTATTTGTTCTTACACCAGATTTATCATATCTACCACCACATAATAATTTTATAAAGTTTTCAATGTCTTTAGTACTCTTATTAGAATCATCACTCCATTCTTTAAGTAATCTTTCAAATTCATTTAATATCTCATTTTGAATTTCTTTAACTTCTCCTTTTAAATGAGATGCACTTATTAATTGAGGATAAGCATGAACTAATGCTACAGTACCATCAGACTTTGGAATAGATACAAATGTACTAGCAGAACTCATATCTACCATAGGTTTTCTAGTACCATCTGTAGAATACGCTACACCAGGTTCTGTAATACTTTGTACTACAATTTCAAGTTTATCTTTATGTTCACTACCTATAACACCTTTTTCATTTACAGGTTTTGCTTCTTCTTCATTTGTTATAATAAGTCCGCCTTGGCTTACTTTATCTATAACAATTTTAGAATTGCGATTGTTTATCAATATTGATGCAGTTCTATAACTATCTCTTAATCTTTCAAACCAATTATGAATACTAGCTTTACGTCTATTTAGTATAGCTTCATTGTATTCTTCTCTAGTTAAATTTTGCTTTGTAAGTAATTGTTCACTAGCTTCTTTTACACCTCTATAAATATTATTCAAATAAGATACTAAATCTAATTTCGCATCATCAGAACCATTTGTTTCAGTATATTGATTTAAATTAATACCTGCATCTGATATCGCATTTAAAACAGCAATAGCATTTTGTTTATATTCTGAATTTAGTTCTCCTTCTTTATTTCTATATGGTGTATATCTTAATGTTTCTAATGCTTGTATTACTTTAGAAATAGACTCTTCATTATTTGGGTTACAAAGCAGTCTTGTAAACAGTCTTTCTAAATCACCAATTTCTGTAGAACTTGTAGGTATATCTATAATCCAACCTCTATTTTTAGAAACGTAACCTTTACCATCAAGTCTAGGTTCATAACAAGTTCCTACAACTTTTCCTTTTGCATAAATAGTTACAACATTTTTATCAACTTCATAAGTTAATTCATCTCCAGGTCTTAACGAATCTAATACATCATATACTGCTTCTCTTTGTTTTTTAGTCATACTACGAACATTTGGTATATATAACATTCTACCATTAGGAGAACTTATATTATCCAATCGTTCTTCAGATGTCATAGAAGCTTTATGAATAATATCTGATTTATTTATTTTACGACCTTCGGTAAGTATATATTTATCTCTATTAGCAGCAAAATAATTTTTAAACTTATCGTATAAAAATTCAGCCATATATTTATCACCAGCTATATCATTAGCATAACGTAATAAATTTTCAAGACTTAATACAATTTTACCTTCATGTTCACCAATATAAGTTCTTTTAGCAAAAGATTCTAATATAGAGTTCATTGTACTGTCAAGAGCTTCTCTAGCTTTATCAGCAGCAGTACCATCAACAGCAGATTCTTCTATTACACTTTGTTTTATAAAATCAGTAATATCTTCTAATTCTTTTATGTTTAACTTATGTCGTGTAGCAAGTCTTCTACCAAAAGAAGCAAATTTATTAAATACAGTTTTTAATTCATCTTCATCAACTTTATCTTTATACTTTTCAGTAAGTAAACTTAATAATTCATTTTCATCGTAATCTTCATTAAGTTCATGCTTATTTTTAATATAAGCCATCATATCTGCTGTTATAGTATCAGACAATGTTTCAGAATCATAATCATCGTCTGGTGCAACATCATCTATTGCAGAACCTTCTTCAGAGTCATAATTATTAAATGATTCAATTATTTCTTCTTCTGTACTTTCTTCATTAGATGTTTGATTTGTATTTGATTCCGTCGAACCCCCCGTAGAAGAAGTTTCTGATTCTTCAGTTTCTTCAGCTACATCAATAACACCTTTTCTTATTTCTATAACATTACTCTCATCATCTAAAACTACTTTTGGATTTTCTGTTACAACTCCACCATCTTGTATAGCTGTTTTAACAGAAAACAGTTCACTATTTGTAAACTCTTCATCGTTTAAACGACTAGGTGTTCTAGTAGTATCACCTTTATAATCTAATTCGTAAGTATAATCATCTACTTTATTAACAGGAACAAATGATTTATCGATATTTGGATTATTACCAGCACTAGAACCTAATTGTTTCAAAGATGTAGGTTTACCATCAGCATCTAATACAACAATAGCTTGAGGCATTGACAAAACATGACCACTAGTATTTCTTGTAAAATCTACATTACTATTGCTTGGTGTCTGTGCTTGCACATTATTCGTTTGTTGATTTTGCGACTGGGTTTGTTGCTGATTGGATGCCCCTGCTTGGCTCGCTTTGCTACTCTGTTGCGATTGTGTAGCCGTTCCCGATACATTGTTAAACTGAGTGGTTTGCGTTTGATTTTGGGGTGTTTCTGACGGTTTTTCCTCTGATTGCCTATCTAATATACTAACATCTACATCTTCATATTCCTTAGAAGAACTTTCATATAAAGCGTCTTTAATAAGTTCAGGAAGAAGAGTGTTTATAGCACTAGTATTATTTCTATTATTTTGTGTAACACTTCTAGCATTAAGTGATATAATTTTCATCATATCATCATAAAGCATCAAATCTTCATTAGATAATATACTTTTTAATTTTTCTCTAGCTTCTTTATTTAAAGTACCATAAGCAAGTTCTTCACTTAAATCACCATATTCACCAGAATATTTTTTAGATAATGCTTTCAACACACTATTACAATATTCAAGAACAACTCCACGTTCTTGGTTCATTATATTGTGTTCTTTGTGTGCTAAATTTCTTACAGTATCTCTATCTCTTGCTATGTTAGATAATGCAATATTCTTTTCTATTTCATTATTTGTAACACCAGCATAAGCTTTTAATAAACTACTAGAAAGTTTATTTAAATCATCTATAGCACCACCAACACCTAAAGCTTTACCTATATTCTCATTAACAACTTTAGCATGATTATAAGCATCAACAAATTGATTATACTTTAAATTACCAAAATCAGAATGTAAAGCAGATAAAGCTTTTGCGTTAGCTGCCCAATTATCTTCACCTTCTTCATAAGCTTTAACTAGTGCATTATCTACATCTTTAAATCTTTTTCCTTTTATATTATACTTATAACCTGTAGCATCATTAGCATTTCTTTCAATAGCAGCTGCAGCTCTTAATACAGTAATCATATTAGCTCTACTTACAAGCTGTTCATCTATAGGGGTTGCTACACCTGTCATAGTAGTTTGTAGCATATTTAATAGAACTTTCTTTCTATTATTTAATTCATCTATAGTTGTTTGTCCAGATATAGTACTAGAGTCAATATCATCATCTGTTCTTCCTTGTTTTTTAGTTTTTTTAGCTGCTTCTAAATTAGCTTCTATTTGACCTAATTGTTGCGCTATTATATAAGCTCGTATTGCTTGTTTATAATCAATACCATTATTTTTTAATTTATCAGCTAATCTTTCTTCTTCGCTATTAATTGTTGGTTGATATTCATCTATAGCTTTTTGATAATCTTCTGCACTAAGTTCATAACCCATATTTGCTGCAGCAATTATCTTAAAATATTCATAAGGTACTTCACTATAATCAGCTCCTGTTTTTTCATCTTTGCCTCTCATAGCATTACCTATAACACGCATATTTCTATTAAATGATTCTTCTAATCTATCAGCTAAAGTAAGAATATTACGTTGTCTTTCATTTGCTTGTTCTTGTGTTAAAAGACCACTAGCAACCATAGCTTGTTTAACTTCATCAGATTCTAAATAAGCTCTAGTTAAATCATAATTACCAGCCCACATAGAATCCATAAGAAGACTTCTATCATGTTTATCAAAAGCTTTCTTACGTTCAATAGCTTTTTCTTCTTTTGATAGTTTATCGTTATTATTTATTTCTTCTATTTCAGAAGCTAATGTATTATAAGCAGTTGCCCTACTTTCAATATCTTGTTTTCTTTCTTCTATTTCTGAATCTTTAAAAGCATCACTCCAACTTGTTTGTTTTACTTGTTCTTTTGTAGTATCATCTTGTTTATTTTTTCTTTCATTGTATTTTGTTCTAACAGCATTATTTGCTCTAGCAAGTGCAGAACCACCACCTTGGAATACAACACCACCCATAACACCCCAAAAAGCAGATTCCCATAATTGAGGTGCTTGTGCGTATTTCCAAAGTCTACTAGTTAAATCATTTGTATCAGCATCTTTAGAATTTAATAATATATTACCATAATTTAATCCTTCTTCTTGTGCTATATAGTTAATTGCTTCTTCTGCTCCTTCAGATAATTCAGAACCTATAAGAATTTTACTCCCATAAGTTAAATCAGAAATCTTATCTTTAGCTTTTTGTGCAAAACTTCTTTTAGCTAAAATTTCATTAACTTCTTTTTCTGTTTTACCAGCATATTTTATAGAATTTAAATGTTTACGTCTTACAGCTGCTCTCATAGGAGCGTTCATAAATCTACTTACATTCCTTAAACCATACATTTGAAAAGCATCAAAAACACCATTAATCATATCTAATTTGAATGTTTCATCAGCAGATGCTTTAGTTATACGTTTTGCAACATCTTCTTTATTAGTAGTATCGACACCTTCTAATATGTCTTTATTTTTATCAACAAAAGCTGCATATTCTTCATCAGACATATTATTTATGGTTTCTGTACTTTTAGGTAGAAGTTCTGAATATACTTGACCACTTTCTTGATAGTTTTCCATTATACGTTGAAGCATAGCATTACTACCAAGATTAATCATTTGGTTTGTAGTTCTTATAGTATTTTCGTTATTAGCCCATTGACTAATTTTACCTAAAACACCAAGTTCTTTTCCTGCTGCTTTAGCTGCATCTGCTGCTTTATCTACTTTGTCTATAGCTGTTATAAATTTTCTAGCATTACCAACACCCTTAAAGAATTTAGTAGCTTTTCCTAAATAAGCAGCACCTTTTGCTACACCTGTACTAGGAATAAGTAAAGTTAAAGTACTAGCAACACTTGGCATATTATTCATATACCATCCCCAATTAGTCAAACCTCCATTAAATATATCAACACCAGGAGTTGCATATATAGGATTGTCTTCTTTATATTCTTCTTGTACTCCTTTTAAATATTCACTAACTGGATTAGAATAATCATTTTCTTCACCAGAAGCTTTTCTAATAATACCACCAATAACAAAATCACACAAATCAGCAATGCCAATACCTGTACCTAATACTATTTCATTCCATACAGTTTGTTTTGCACTATTCCAAGTTTTCTCCCAATTACTTTGTTTTTCTGCTAAAACAGTATCTAAATCTTCCCATCTATTTTGTGTAATACCATACTTAGCCGCTTTAAGACCATCTTTAGTAGTTCCGACAATAGCGTTATTTCCTCTAGCACTATCATCAAAAAAGCCCTCAGCTAATGGATTACCATTAACTGAGGTTATATATTCAGGTTGACCATTACCTGGTGCATAATTTGGGTTTTTAATTAAAGCACCACCTGCATTAAATACATCATTTATATTCATAATTATAATCCTAATTTGTTTTTAATATCTGCATATAAGTCCATATACTTTTTCTTTTTATATGCTTCAGATTGACCACTATATAAATCTTCTATTTCACTAATTGCTATTGCTTGTGCATATTGATTAGCTTTTGCTCTATCGGTAAAGTTACCATTTTCGTCTACAAATTGTCCTCTAATTGCATCAATAGCATTTTCTCTCACTAAGTCTTCATCAATCATTTTAAGAATTTCTTCTTTATCTTTCCATTCTTTTTTACCGCCTTTTATACTTACAAAACCTCCTGTGTTTCCTATAGATGATATTTCAAAATTTCTGCCAGATTTATAACTTATACCATATCTTTGACAATCAGTATATTCTCTCTGAGCTTGATTTTTAGTATCATTACTTAATTCATCTTCGTACTTATCTCTAAAGAAACCTGGAACAAATATTGTTTTTTCATTTCTAAATCCTTCAGCTTCTCCTATATTAGGACTATCACCATTTTCATCTTTTGGTTTTTCTGAAATAGTAAATAAAGTTCCTACAACACCACCTCTATTAGCTGTAACATATCTCAATCTATTTTGAGCTAAAGCAGTTCTTATTTCTTCTGTTAATCTACCTTTTGTTTCACCATCTACTTCTCTTAAAGTTTTACCTTCTTTAATACCTTCAGAATAAAAAACATTTTCGTAATTAACAAGCTCTGCAGATGCTACAAGATTATCATATTGTTCATACAAACTCTTTTTATATCTTTCAAATTCTGTTGGATTTATTTTACCACTTGTATATAAAGCATTTAATCTAGCATCTTTAGCACCTCTAAATCCACTAACAGTTAATTCTTGTTCTACATTTGAATTTTCATACATTTGTTTTAAAACATCATCATGTAATTTTTTACCTTCATGAGTAAGAGTTGTCATATTTCTAAGTCTAGTCCATGTAGTTGCATCCGCCATAGAATTAACTTTAGATATAACTCTACCTTGTTTAAGACCTATAATATCTACACCATGAACAGGACTATTACCATCATATTTTGACTGATTTTGATTTTGATTTTGTAAAGCTTGTATTATCTTTACATAATTTTTATTATTTTTATCAAAAGTGATGGTTGATGTTCTAACTATACCTTCAGAAAGACCTCTTTTAACTGTTTCGGAACCATTATGTATTTCAAAACCATTAGCACCTGCATCTTCTACTGTAATACCTACATCTTTTAAAAAATTATCTCTATCAATAATATTACTAAAAGATAGTTGTAGTTGGTCTGCATATTCTTTTTTAGATGCTCCAATTTTATCATACTCTTTTAAATATTGAGCACCATATTTATTACTACGAGATATATTACCTTCATACATTCTGTATAAATCTCGTTTATTAGTATTGTTACCAAACAATCTATCTTCGATAGCAGATTTCTTTCTAAGTTGTCTTATTTGATTTCTTATAATAGCTTGTTTAGTAGGGTCTTTTGTAGGATTAGCTTCTAAGTAATCAGCCATACCAAGCCAATCACAATTAGCCATTAATTTATTATATTCGTCAGCTTTAAACATATTATTACTATTATTTGTTGTTTAATTTGTTTTATCTGTTTAATATAATGTGCTTATTTGATTTCCATTCATTATTGTTCCACTAACTCTTCCAGCTTTTGGTAAATCATCTTTTGTAGAACTAAATACTTTTTTAAATACACCTAACACTTGTTCAGTTATTCCACCATCTGACCCTGTTTCACCACTAGCTCCAGCAGTTGTAGTAGTGCTCTTATCTAAGTCTTGTGCTTCATCTAGACCTGTTTTAGCTTGTGCTCCACCTTGTTTATAAAATTGTGTAGAATTACCTCTTTCAGTAGAAACTCTTCTATATGCTAATTCTTCAATTATAGGTTTCATTACAGCAAGACCGTATTCTGTAGGTTTATATTTGTTACCTTTATCATCAGATATTTTAGCTAAAAGTTGATTAGCTCTTTCTTGAGCTTCTGCTCTTTTATCTGCTGGTAATGATTCGTTATCAGCTTGGTCTTGATATTGTTTATATTCAAATTCAATATCATAATAATCTTGTAATAAAGAATCACTATAAGCTGTTTGAGTTTTAAGTATATTTTCAGTTTGTTTAAATAAATCTTCTTTTGTTTTTTGAGTTGTAGTAGTTGATGAACTACTAGATGTTGTACCATATACTTGCCACTGTTTATCATTGTCAAACCGTTTTACAGTAATTCTTTTTCCGTTTTCATCTGTTACTATTGGTGTTACATTACTTCTAGCATGAGATGTACTTTCTTCAGATACTAATTGAAATATTGTAGCTGCTATTTCATTTGGGTCATAATGTTTTACAGGTTTTGGTGGTTCAAAATCTTCACCACCATTAACATTACCATTTTCATCATATCTAGGTTTAAAAACATAAGGGTTTTCAGCAAGCATTCTGTTATATGTACTTCTTCTTATATCCCCAGATTTAACACTTTTATCTAAATCATCTTTCCAAGTATCATATTGTTTATTTGTTTTTATTCTAGCTTGAAGTTCTTCATTACCTGCTGCTTCAGCTGCCATTTTTCTAGCTGCATTTAAAGCACTAGCATAATCACCATTATTTATTCTGTCTTGTATAGATTTTTGATATTTATTTGCAAAATCTCTAAACCAAGTTCTAGTAGCATCATCGTTATGTAATTGCTCTCTAGCAGCGTTCATAGCATCTTGCATTGTAGCATATGCTTCGTTTGCTTTTTCTTCTCTTTGTTCTTGTTTAGCAAAAGCATTAACTAGCATATTATAATCTACGCTTTTTAAATTTACTGGATTGTTATAATTAATTTGACCTCCATTAAATTTAGCATCATTTATTTTTATAGTTGAATTTGCCATATTGTTTTACATATAATATTAACCAATATAATTATCACCTATTGTACTTCTTGTTTGTATATCAGGAAGAATACCTCCAGGTTTTATATCATTAATAACTTGTGTTCCAACAATTACTTTTTGTAATCCTAATCCTGTTCTACCAGCAACTATTTTATTAGCATTAGCTGCTGCTTCTTCTCTGACATCCTTAGCTAAATTAGGATTTTCAGCTATAGCTTTTTGTTGTTCGTAATAATTTCTAGCTTGTGCAGAAGTACCATTACCTTCACCATAATAATCACCTTTTTGTGAAACTGTTGCATTTAATACTGCTAACTTTTCTTGTTGCATACCTGTGGCAATATTATTAGCAGTACCTTGTAATGTAGAACCTATATTAGATAACGCATTAGCCCAATTAGTAGCTACACTAGTTTTAGCATCAGCTTGTGCTTGAGCACCACCCATGATACCACTAGTTTGTGCTTCTGCTATACCTGCAATCTTAGCATTTTCAATATCATTATTATATTGTAATAATTGTAATCTAAGACCTGTTAAATCTCTTTTAGCTTGTGTATCTAATTGAGCATTTTGAGCAGCAGCTTCAGTGATACGTTCAGCATTAGCTTGTCTTATTTTTTCAGCTTGTTCTTCTGCGGCTTGAGCATTAGCTATTCTGGCATCATTCTCTGTTTGAGAAACAGCATTTAATCTATTTAAAGCAGCAGCACTACTTACACTATTATTTCTTATAGCTTTTCTTTGTGCATCAGCAGCACGTTTAGCTAATGTATCTTCTTTATTTGTACTTACTTGTGCAGAACGTATAGCTGGCATAAAATGTGTAGCTTTAAAATCTTCATCTTTTATAAAATCATCACTAATACCATGCATTCTACTATAAGCATCTGCTGTTATACTAGCACTTTTACTATAAGCATCTGATAGAATACCAGCTGCTCTATTAGCAGCACTTCCATATAAAGCACCACCTAATATATTTGTAAGAATATTAGCACCTGCTCCTACAGCATTTATAGTATCTCCGCCAGACCATCTTTTATTACGACTTATTTTAGCAGAACCTCCATTTTTCATTTTAGTGGTAGCAGCACCTGTAGCAATATCATTATTTAATATACTGTTATATCCTTGTAATAATTGTTGATTTAATACATCAGACATACCACCTATTTCTTTTTTTCTTCTATTTATCATACCTTTAGATATTTCTTGAATATTAAAAGCATCTATAGGGTTCATACCTTTATTTATTGCTTTTTTAGGATTAAATCCGTTTATATTATGTTTTGATAAAAATAAAACATCATTTGGAGTAGATAAAGCATATTCTCCACCTTCAGCTTCTATATCAACATCACCAGTTCTTTTTTTATAATTATGTTGTTTGTTTGTTCTAGATGTTAAATCAATACCTATACCTGTAGCTTTTCTGCCATTTGGTAATCTATGACTTTCGTCATGTGTATCTCCTTTTAATTTATATAGCTCATAACCTTCTGGTGTAATACCTAATAATTGTTTACTACCACCATCAGTAATATTGATTTCCTTATTCCTCCCCCGTAGAAGAGATAATTTATTTGTTGCTTTTATTCTACCACCATATTTAGCAGCTTTCATTGATTGCCTATTTCTTTCTTTAGTGTTTTCTTCTCCTGTCATCATTTGTAATTGCATTTGTATATCCCTTTGAGCTTGTTGTTGTTCTTCAAACTGCTCTTTATTAAGTTCTATACTTTTTTCTTGCATTTTTGTATTATTTTCTGATTGCTTTTCTAAAGCATCAGCATTTGTTTTAGCACTAATCTGCATAGCTTCTGCTTGTTGTTTAGCAGAGTCTTCTGTAGCTTTAGCTTGTTTAGCTTGTGCTACAACATTAGCAGCAGATGCAAGCAATATAGCTCCAGCAGCAACTGCACCATCAGCACCAAATAATGCTTTCTTTCTTTTTATAACTTTTATCTTTTTCATATTATCTTCTTGTTTCGTAACTGTTATTTATTGCAAACATTAAATCTTTAAGTTTAAAATTAACACCAACATCAAATATCAATCGTACAACAAAATAATTACCATATAGCAAAGACTTATTGTCAGAATAAGAATCACTTCCAGTAATATCAGTGTTATCTAAATCATTTCTAAAACCATTATAGTTCCAATGACCTAATTGGAAATAAGGCATATCTCTAGGTTTTAAACTACCATAAGTGCCACCTGTAGCATCATACAAACCTTGTTCAGCATAAAGTCTTCTATTTTCTTTAAATATTGCATCTAATTCTGCTACTGTATTAAATTTGAAATATGTTGTACCTTTTGCAGTAAGATTAGAATATATTAATATTCCTTGTGCAGGATAATCTATTTCATCTTCTTCTGCAACATTCATTTCTGTTAATTGCGAATTGTCATCAGTTTCAACAAATTCATTTGTCTGTATTCCTCTATAGGGGTTGTTTACTTTCTTACATATCCAACTAACATAGTCCAAAACTTTAACATTATCATAATCGTTATTACATATAATATCAATATATGGTTTAGCTAAAGTTTTATTATCGTTTGTATGTTTTATATATATTGGAAATATATCAACATTATCGTATAGCGGTTGCACTAATGTATTTTCTGAACTATATACAACTTCTTTTCTATAAATATTATTATCTTTTACAAAATAACATAAAGTTTTACTATTGAAAGCATAATCAAAATTTATATCATGCAAACTTAAAAATGATTTAGTTTTTACATTAAAACTTAATACTACATTGTTACTTAAATTATTGCTACTTGGATATATAAGTTTTATAAAAAATCTATCATTATAATAATCACTAGCTAATTCTACATCTATAACATCTTTTAATAACTTTTTTATACTATTAGATATAGGAAGTAATTGTTGATTATCTTGATATACATACATATTTTTGCTATCAGAATCATAAAACAAATATCCATTTTCACTACTGATTTGATGATGATGTTTTTGTATACCACCAAAACCATACTCTGAACCAAATACTTCTTTTATACCAGACTCAAAAACGTTTCCTTCTTTTAATTGTATTTGTTCTCCACCTTGCGCAGATAAAGTGTTAGCACCAGAAAAAACAAACATAGAATCTTCAGTATGAACTATTATAGAATTACCTATAGCTTTCATATTTATGATTATTCCTTTTGTTGTAGGAATATTATAATATTCTGTATCATCTAAATAATATCTAGTATTTACTTGTTCATCTAAAATGCCAGTACTACGAATTGTATTACTAAAATCAATAAGATATTTATTTTCTTTTTTATATACTTGTGTAAATTTAGTTTTAAATGCTGCATTTAACGAATATATTTGATAAAGATTACCACTATCTATTAAAAGAATATTTCTAGTTCTAGATTGATTTTGAGTATCTTTATATGATTTTATTTTAGTTTGTGGAGTTTCTTGTATTGTTACAAAATTATTATTATAATTTGAAAATATACCAAAATAAGTATATAAATCTACTTCAACTTTAGGGTGTGACACACCTATATCGTTCCATTTGTGTGATATAGGTAAATCAGTTTCTATATAAATATCATAATTATCATTTTCATAATCTTTATAATAAAAAGTACTACCTGCAATATATTGTACATATTCTGCTCTAGCTGGTTTAGTTACAATACAAAAAAAGCCTTGTAAATAAACATCTGTTACATTGTCATATGTGTAACCACTATTATATGTTATATAATTAGTTGCTTTATATATTATATTTTCATCATTTTCTACATTATAAGGATATTTGATATAAGCTGCTGTAGCTTCAGGACTGTAAAATTTACCACTACTACCAAAAGTTTTACTATCTGTTGGGTCTGAACCAGCATAATATGTTCCAAGTCCTTTATCATTACCATCTTTGTCAATCGTTGTACCAAAACTTTCAACTATATTTAATGTATCTAAATCAAAAGCTTCTTTATAATTTATAATATTTGCAAAAGCTGATGTATCTTCATTGTTTATAGAATCTTGTGAATTTTTATGTAATGTGTATAAAGATACTATGAGATTTTTAACATGGCTCATACTTATAAAGCAGCCTACATAACCAGTAGGTAAATCATCATTAAATGTAAATGTTGGATAAATACAATTAACAGCATCAAGATTTGGTACAGAAATTTTGTCTACATAAACAGAACCTATAGGATACCCATTTGTTACAACACCATTTCTTTTAACAAAATGTATATAAAAATTGTAACCTTGATATGGTATCAAAGTTTGAATATTATTATTTATAAGACCTTGTACTATTTTACCTACAAGAGTAAGTGCTGGGCTATATCTTTGTATTTTATATTTTGTATCATCTAAAGGGTTTATTTGTTCAAAAATTACATTTGTTATTCTATAGCCATCAACAGAAATAAAACCTACATCATAATCTAATGTAAACTTCCAATTTGGTATGCGTTCTGTTGGAGTAAAATTCCAAGATTCTCCTTGCTTTATACAAATTGTATCTGTTTCTGTATAATCATCAAGAGATATAACTATGTATATATTTGTTTTACGAGTAGATTGTCCATCTTTTGTTTTTGCATCTATTTCGGCAGTATTAAATTTAAAACAAAAATCAACTGTGGTATAAAACGTGTTATATCCATAAGGAATAACCTCATCTATAGTACTAACACTTTCTTTAAACCAATCTATAATATTTTCTCTATGCAAAATATCATTATGGTCCTTTATACTTATAACTTTATCTGTTGCAACGTTTTGAGAATCAACTTCAAATGTTACATCATTATATATAGTTTCATTTATAACTAAACCCCTAGTTTCAAACTTTTTTGTTTTAAGTGCTATAGTTACATAATTATCAGGAATAATTAAATTAGGATTAAAATCTTCTTCTGTATAATTACTAAAATAAAGTTTGTTTTTAAAATTAGTAATATTTTTTACATTATATAATTGATTTACTGGCTTTTCTAAATCACTTATATCTATTTCTTCTATATCCTCTAAAGAATAATCAAAATATATATGTTTAGTACTTATATCAAATGTTTTCCAACTTCTTGCAACAATACCTCCATCAACAAGAGAAGCTTTAAATCCTAATTGAAATTTCTTTATATTACCTACATCAAATAAATGGTCTATTTTTAATACAAATCCTTTATCTGCATCTAAATTAACATCGATACCTCTTACATATCCTTGTACTGTATTATAAGTTTTAAAATATGCAGAATACATTGGAAGACTTGCTAAAAACCAATTAGTATATACACCATCTTTTATTTCATATCTTACATAAAACACATACATACCTGTTTTTATTTGAGCATAATAATAATCTTCAAATGTTATATTTGTAACAGGTATATTTGGAGCAAAAGTATAAATAGATTCATCATCTGATTCATCACTATACGCTAAATTTATAGATTTAAATGGTATCTTATCAACAGTTTCGTTCTCATTTTCATAATACTCAGCTATATTGAGTATTATTTCATTTCGTAATGTTACATTGCAAAGACCATTTATTTTTGTAGGGTTTTCATCAGTGTAATGACTATTCCAATTACAATTACACTTTTCTACCTTGTTTGTTTTTTCATCATATTTTATTATATATGAATTATTATCATATACTACAAACAAATAAAAGCAAGTGTTATAAGGAATAACACCTACTATCTTATACAGAACATCTGATGTTTCAAGTAAATCATTTAATAAAGTTTGTATATTTAAATTTACTTCAGCAGTATCTGGACCTATAGTACCATCTGGTAAAAGTCTTATATTTTTAGCACATACAAGACCATAATTATCAACAAGTTCAGGATTTCTATTTAAATTTAATTTTGGTATGATATGTCCCATAGTTTAACTTCTAGGTAAAAATGTACTATTATAAAAGAAATTATTCCAACCTTCTCTACTATTACCAATAGCTATCTTAACAGATGCAGCAGCTTTTGGTCTAAGAGTGTTCCATTGAGTCCAAGGATTAGTTACTGGACTAGGAGATTTTAAACTATAAACAGGATGTGAACTACCTCTACTTAAATATTTAAATAAGCAATACCATGCTAATGCTTCTAATAACAAACCATCATCATAAATATAAGGACATTCACAATCATAATAGTCATCATGATAAGTAGCTACTTCAAGAGATTCTGTAAATATAAAATCAGTATCAAAATTTAAATATATTTTATTACCTTTTAATACAAAATTTCTATTTGTTGAATTAACAACAGTAGCTATCTGCATTGCATTTATACCAGTTTTGTTACTACTATCGAAAACAGCAATTTCAGAATTTGATTTTTTACCATCAAACCCTGAATTACAACAATCTTTAGCAGCATTAAAATTAGGTATTTCTCTACAATTTTTATCAAACACTTTAAATTCTTTACTATTTATATCACAAGGATATATTGCAACTCTATCAGACACTTCTAGTTTTCTTCTTTTCTTTTCAAAAGGAAGAACTTTCATTTGTGATAAAGCATCTATAGTCCAAGCTGCAACTCTAGGTATCCAATCACTTTCACTAATATTAAAGTCATTATCTATTTTACCTACTAATCTTTGTATAGTTAATTGATTCTTGATTTTCATTTCTAATAAAATTTGTATATAACATTTTATCTACATTATCACACATTGAGAGTTTAGATTTTAAATCTAAAGGTAACTCACATATTTTATTTTTATCTCTGTTACAATTTTTTATTAGTTCTATATTTGTTTTACCTCGTATTTCACTACCTCTGTAATCAGATACTGTTAATTTATAATTCACACTATTATGTAAAGTACAATTTATAAGAGGAACTTCATAACAATATTCTATGTTTCTAAACACTCTACCATCTACACCATCATAAGGTATTCCATTTTGTTTACACCATTCAGCTTCTTCTTTATTATATATAGTTTTACCTTGAACTCTTAATTCTTTTTTCTTTAACTTTGTAGCTTGATAATCTATATATTTTCTAGCTTTTTTTATATGAACTCTATTTATACAAATCCATCCAAGTTTTCCTTCTAAAGCATAACCTCTACCTTTTAATATCAGTTGTTTATGTACTTCTGTATAAAAACTTCTTAATATAGCAACATAATCTTTAAAAGAAATACTTAATATAGTTTTATATTTGTTTTCTGTTTTTTTTACATTATATAAATCTAATTGTTTTTTAGATAAACTATATAAATCAGAAGCTAATGCTATAAGTTCATAATCATCAGTATTTTTTACTTTATAAAACAAACCTTTTGTTGTTTTATAAAATTTACCAGTTGTATATTCATTATTTGTAAATTCATCAAAATCTTCTAAGTTTATATGTTTTTTATAACTATCTATATTTTTATTTATATCTTCATATATAGTTTTTATAGAAGTTTTTAATTCATTACATTCATTGACTAATTCGTTTAACTTTTCATTATAACGATTTTTCATAGTTTTGTAATAAACTCTTATACTTATCGGTGTTTTCTTTATTCCCATACTTATATTTGATTAAATTGTATTGTTTTAGGAATTTCATCTGTTTGTCTTACATTAGATAACATATCTCTTTTATATATTATTTCTTTTATTTGACCAATCATGTCTTCTGATAAAAGATATTCATTTGTATCCATATAAGCATCCCATTCAGTTGTAACACCATTTGCTATATCGATTTCATTAGGATGTTCAAATGCAGATTCTATTATAATTTTACCATAAGGACAATCTTTACCTTCAGCTGGAAATATATAAATAAAACCATTTATATAATCATAACAAGGCATACCACAAAGTCCAGGAATAGCAGTTCTAAATCTAGCAGATGTTTCTTTTATAAAAGGTATTTCCCTATTATTTTTAAATCCTACTGTACTAACTCTATCAAATGGTAAATTATTAGGAAGTCTTACAGGTCTTGGAACTTGTTGTTCTGTTCTTCTTATTTTATCAATTTCAACATCTTCATAACCTTCTGGTAATACAACTTCACCATCATTTACAGATATTAAACTTACTTTATATCTTTGAGTAAGACCTTTATCAACGTATCCATGATTTTCATAACTTCTTCTTATAACTTCATTTCTAGTTTCTAATATAAGAAGTTTTATATTTTCTCTAAGAGCTTTATTATTAGGTTGCCCTAATGAATGAGCAAGCTCACTTGTAAGTTGTGCAATAGATGCCATAATTATAAGTTTATTTGTTGGAATATTAAACCCCCGTAGAGAAATGTGGCATTTGGTTCACAACATTTACTTACCTTACAATTACCATGGCAACAATATCTACATCTCTTCTACGGGGGAGGTTATATATAATAATACAATCTTTATTTGTTGTTATAACATTAACAACATCAAGATTATCATACAAATACAAATATAATAAAAATCTTTATACCTTGCAAGAGATTGTTGCCCTATGAACCACAGAAACGGCTCATTTTCGCAGTCAAATTGTGTTGGTGGACAACTTAAAAGGCTGAAAATAAAAGCGTTGTGTAGAGTGGCTGAAAATGTGCAAAAAAATTATAAACCTTTTTATCTTAAAATATAATTAATAAAAACATCAAACATATTCATAGCAATATAACCTATTGTATATGCTGGTTCTTCACCACTATCTTTAACTTTATATTTATGTAATATATGTTGTTTTATATGTTCTGCTTCGTGAACTATAGAATTAATATAGTCCTCATTAGTTTTATGTTTATTAAAAACAACAATAGATATATTTTTCTTAATATTAGATATTGTAACAGCTTTAGCTTTATAAGTTGAAATGTTTTTAAATAGTCTTATAATAGTTTTAGTAGATACATTTGCTTTATATAAATCATCATATACATCATCAAAAAGGTTATAGTCTATATCATAATATACTATAACCTTCCAATAATGTTCTATATTAAATACTTGTTTAATCATATAAATTCATCCCATGGAATAGGTATTCCAATCCATTTCATATCAGCAATCCATCTATTAAACGTAAGACCTTCAAGACCATCAGGGTCATCTAAAGTATCTTTTATATATTTAGCCATATAATCTTCAGATGGAACACTACTTCCAAGATAATCAGCTTTACACATATTAGCTATATAAACTGCATCATATAGTTTTCCATTTTTGATTTTAACATCATAAGCTTTAAGTATTTCATCAACTTCTTGTTTACTAAAAGGTGTTATTTCTCTTTCTTCACCGTTTTCATCTTTAGTAAACATATTATCAGTTGCAAACTTACAAGCTTTCTTATTAAAATGAGGTCCATTATGACTTAAATAAATAGCTAAATCTTCAGGCATAGTTTCATATGCTGTAAAATTTTCTCTATGCATAATTGTTTAAATTGTAAGAGGAACAAATATAATATCTGTTCCTCTTGTTAATTAATTTAATTATCACATTCCACGACGATAACGTCTAATCGTACCTCTACGTTCGGACATAGTTTCGTTTTCACGATAATCTTCATCATCATCAAACTCATCGTCTTCATATTCAGTTTCAACACACTCCATAAGTTCTTTTACAAACTTGTGCATTCTTTTTAATTTTCTCATTAACTCTTTTGTTTCAGAGTTATTTCTACTTCTAATTACAACCATTGTATTTAATTTTTAATGTCTTTAGATTTAAGTAATTCAATAGCTTCTTTAAGTTGTGATTTTAAATTACCAACTTCTTCCTTTAATTCTTGTACTACTTTATCATCTTGTCTACTATTGTTAGGATATAAATCATCTAACACTCTATTGTATTTTTCTATTAATGTTTTATGTTTATCTACACTATCAACAATTTTCTTACTACTTTGTAGCAAAGATTCTATATAGTTGTTTAATGCTTCTTTACTATCAGCTAATATAAAAGAATCATCTCCAAAATCAGCAATAGATGTATTACTAGGAATTTGTTTAAATTCTTTTTTATCACCATTAACTGTAGCTATAACATCTATGATTGTATCTGTAGTTATAGGATATAAATTATTTCCATATCTTGAACGAGGAACACTAACTGAATTTACAAAACCTGTAAACAGTTTGTAATCATCTTTTATATCAAGACCATAAATAAAACTACCTTGACCTAAATTTAAAAACATAGTTTTACAATTAAAAGATTAATACTTATAATATTAAGGAGCAATAGTTAATAATTGCATTGAACTAGCACATTTGTCATACCATATCAAATATACACCTGCTGGAGTTATTTGAGCACCTGTTGCAGGGGTACCACCAACTATAGTAAGTTGCTGAAGAAAATCAGCAGAACTAAATACTACTGGAAGTTCAGCACCACCTGCTGGTATAGCTTGTGTAAGTCTAAATGCTAATATACCACTATCTGCTAATCCTCTAAAAGCTCTTCTAGGAATACCTATTACTACATTATCTGTAGTTACTTCTACAGATATACTAGCTATCATAGGAATACCTCTAAGATTAGAAAAATTAACTGGAAAATTAGTAGTTCCACTCATAGCTACCTCCTTTCTAATTAATTCCAAAAATTGTTCTGAGGATAATAACCTGGAGTATAACCAACACCTCCAATAAAAGGTGTAGCATTAGCAGCAACTAAATTAGGATATTGAACAGGTACAGTATTTGGCTGTTTTGCAGCTATAGCATCAATCTTGTCATCTAGTGCTCTAAGTCCTTCCATAAACTGTTTAGACTGTGCATCATTACTAATCTGACCTCTAAGCTGAGTTATAATATCACCTTGAGTATTAATCTTATTCTGAAGTTCACGTTCTTTCAAATCGCAGAACTCCTTAGTAATCATAGTATTCTGATTAGCAATAGCATTAAGAACAGTATTAGTATTCCTATCAGCCTGACTACCAAGTTGATTAGTTTGCTGACATACTGACAACTGGTCTGCTGCTTCATTTTGAGCAAGCTGTAATCTAGTAGCGGCATAGTTATCAGCAGCTTGTGCTTGTATTGCATTAGTTTGATTAGCAATAGCAAGACGATTTTCACAACAACATTCACACAGTTGCTTAGCTAAACCTGCATTACCTGCTTGTACTGAATTTATAACTTGAAGACCACTCATACCAACTTGTGCACCAACTTCACCAAGCTTAGAAGAAACAAGGTTAATTGCACCACGAACTTCATCAATACTGCTATTAGTAATTTGAGCAAGTTGTCCAAGAGCATCAGCACGACCATTAATAGCCTGAACTATTAAATCACGACCTACATCGTTATTAAGTTGATTTGCTACATATCCAGTTCCAGCATTACCACCGAAACCACCAAAACCTCCAAAACCATTACCATACATACTCATAAATGGTAATATGAACGGATACATAAACATCATCCATAAAGGATTATTCATGCCTCCAAAGCCACCACCACTAAGAGCAGCAAGAGCAGCAATATCACCAAAACCATTACTGCGATTACCATTTGGGTCTTGAAAAACATAAACACCATCATTCTGTGCCATAATTGTTTCAAATTTAATAAGTTAATAATTAAAATAATCTTTTACTTGACGTCTTATAAAAGATACTACAAAGATACTAACTTTATATAGTTATTTGAAACAATGCCGAAAAAGAAAATAACTTTGCAACTATCAATGAGTTACAAAGTTATTAAATTACCGATTGAGTTTTAATATAGCATCATTAAGTTCATCTTCATACCAAATAAGTTCTTTAAAACCTTTACAAGGTTTACCTTTAGGTATTGTTCCTAGTCTAACGTAATCATCAAATCTACTTCTACTAAGATTTAAATATTCGCAAGCTTGTGCTTTACTAAGTATATTATGTGAAAATACTGATACTATTGCTCCAGCTTGTTCATTTGTTAAAGCACATCTATCGTCTTTAATCTTATTTGCTGTATCTATCAATAGTTTTACTATTAAGTTCTTTAATTCTTTTTGCATACTTTAAATTTTAGATATAAATATAAACTTATTGCAAAACCATATAATATAAAATGTAATACAAATAAATCTCTATTATCTATTGGTATTCCTATATGCAAATCATAAACACTTATTATATTACAAACAAAACAATAATATAAAAATATTCTATGATACACACAAAATTTATCTACAATAGAATCATACCATATATAAACTAATGGTATAAAAGATACACCGCCAATATAAGAAAATATTGGAGTATCTATATTAAAATAAGATAAAGTTGTATTAATGAAATAACACAACCCTAATATTATAGGAAGTATTTTTTCAAAATGCAACTTTATCTTATATAATGCTTTACTCAGCCTTTCCTCCATTACCATATCTTCTACGAGTTCTAGTAACTCCTGCTCTAGGCATCATAGGTGTTGGACGACCTTGTGTGCTTTTATTACTAGGCATTTTAACACTATTATTTGTTTTATTATTTCTCATCATATATTAAACTTTTTATAATCAATATTAAACTTATTACATAATGGCTTGAAAATCCAAGACCAACTTACAGGTGCAAGAATAGCACTATTAAGAATAGTTTTAGTATCATTACCTAATAGGTAGTATAGTACCCCCATAGAAAGGATTACTAATAACAATACTATTCTTTTATTCCAAGTACTTATATCTTTGTGTTTATTTTTATCGCTAATAATTTTAATAGCAAAGTAAGTTAAAATATTAACAATAATACAAAACGCAAAGTCAAAACTTTCTAAGGTAGTTTGAATTGTATTAGCTATTATATCCATTACATTTTAAACATTTTATTAAAATCAAATATATTACTAACAAAATTAGCTAAAACATTCCTATCAAAATCATTTAAATTTTCTTGATTATGATGAGATAACCAAGTATTAATAGTTTTAATAATCTGTTTAAGCATAATATTATTTTCATGAGTTTCACGAATAAGTTGCTCAATAGGCATATCTCTAATTTTCTTTTTCAACTCTTTGAGAGTATCAAGAACATAAGTTTCTTCTTTATATGTCATAATTTATTCAGTTTCAATACCAACTTCATCAACAAGATTAGTAGCTACTTCTACAGCTTCTTTTATACCGTATCCTCTATCACCGTTTAGATAAAGTTCCTTAGCAACTTCAAATATTCTGCAATTCCTTGTAGTAGGCATCTTATTATTTTTAGCAAAATCAAATACCTTATTCCAAGTATCATTAACTACAGGCTTAAAGTCAAGCTGAATATTCAGATGTTCCTTGATATGTTCTTTGCCTTCTGAGTCAATATAAGTAACCCAATCTTCATCAGAGCGAGTACCCCTTTCTCCAAACTGAGAATCAATAATCTCAACTTCTTCATTAGTACTCCTGAGAACACTCTTGCCACCAATAGGCGGAATCATAAATGTTTTATCTTCCATAATCGTTTTATTATTATCTTTTATTTAAAGACAGCCACCGAAGTGACTGCCTTTTTTGTACCGAGTTATTACAAGAAGTAAACTCGTTTAATGTGAAGTTATTTCATAAGTTATAATAATCAAGCAAAGTCTGAGTAGTTATTAACTAAAATTTCTCCATTATTTTCAACAACTTTAACTTTACTTATATCTGGTTGTATATATTTACAATTTTTTGTTACAACTTTACCAGCGTATGCATAAAGTTCAGCAACTGAATTATTAGAAGAAATACAGTTAATTAGAGTTATTATATTATTAGTATCTAAGCAACCATATCCTATTTTATTGTCTTCTGAAACACAATCATACACAACCGTATTACACCCATTTCTTGTATCACCTGTTAAAACTGTATTTACACAATCTATTCCACTACCTTTAGCACTAGCAGATGAGTTATCTTGACCATTTTTTCTAAAATAAGCAGAAAACACTTCTGTGTTTGACGTGTTAGAAACACGTAAGCCACCATCTCCATTATATTCATACAATCCTCCTATAACTCTAATATGAGATGCTTCGTGATGACTTAAGCCATCATCAGAATTATCATGCATCCAAGCATAATAGTATTCAACAATTTCACCACTATTTCTTAATGGATAATTAGTCCAATTAGTTACAGAATTGAAATGTCCATTAGCACCATCATTACCACAAAATGCACATTCATCAAAATAACTCCTTAATCTATATGCATTATCTATAAATCCGTCATTTCTGCATCCTATCACTGAACAATTATATCTTTCTGTAAAAAGAGCATTGAATTTTACAGGTGTTGTATATCTAAAAGAAATATTAGATATAAATAAATGCTCTATTTTGTTAGATGATACAAAAGTTCCGCTTTTTTCATATTCATAAGAATAACCGTTTGTTTCGGGATTAGAACCATCTACATTTTTAATATATATATACCCACCATCTATATACCATCCTCCATTTTCTGATATATCTGATAAAGCTGCGTCTAATGTTTGAGAAAGACACTGCTGAATTGGTGTGAATGGTAGTCTATAAGAAAGTCCTTTTTGAGAAGGATGTCTTTCAGAAGTATCAATCATACAAGAACTTCTTCCAACTTCATATATAACACCTCTATTGAGGTTATGTCCTCCATGAACAGGTATAGCGCCATCAAATAATGCTTTATATATACCTTGATAATCACTGACAGCTTCCCATCCAGTAATTACTTCAGAACCACTTATAATAACTTCTTCGTTCGTCTGACCATAAATTGATACTGAACCTTTAAGTGATGATATGTTTAGTACTTCTTTATATGTTCCTTTTGCTATATATAAAATACTATTATCATACATACTCATCATTTCAACTGCTTTTGCAAAAGTTTTAAATGCAATAGATATAGTTGTTCCACTATTAGTATCTGAACCATTTACAACATCAACATAAAATTTTCCAATTAAATTATTATTACTATCTGCAGCTATATTTTGTATCAATATCTTACAATTATTATTTACAGTATCAGATTTACCTCTATAATATGATAAAGTTTCTATTTCATTTGTTATTTCAAATTGTATAACATTAGATTGGTTTGTTATAGTTCCAATTAAATCACCTGCTTGATGATAAATATTTGCTGAAAGAGTATCAGTATCAGTTTCACTATTCGGTGTAACAGTCATTTTATATAGACCTTTACCAAGAGTTATAAAAGGATAGTATTCTCTTTTAGCAATAGATGGAATATTCCATTCTAAAAGACCGCAAAAAATAGAAGCCCCGTATTTTATAATTCCGTCACTTTTAACAAAATTAGTAGAACCAATAATAGGTTTGTCGTCACCATATGTTAACTTTTCAATAGTTATATTTTGTATCAATATCTTACAATTATTATTTACAGTATCAGAACCACCTCTATAATATGATAAAGTTTCTATTTCATTTGTTATTTCAAATTGTATAACATTAGATTGGTTTGTTATAGTTCCAATTAAATCACCTGCTTGATGATAAATATTTGCTGAAAGAGTATCAGTATCAGTTTCACTATTCGGTGTAACAGTCATTTTATATAGACCTTTACCAAGAGTTATAAAAGGATAGTATTCTCTTTTAGCAATAGATGGAATACTTGTTTTTAAAATACCACCAACAATAGGAGCACAGAACTTTTCTACTCCTCCACTTTTAACCAGATTATCACTTCCAGCGGTAGGTTCATCATCAACTCCTTGCCACTGAGTAGTATCAGTAGTAAAGTTCTGAGCCATACATCTTGCTTGCACATACTTATTATCAATACTCTGTATGAACTTGATGCTCATGCCACCTTTTTTCTTACTTGCTAAAAGATTGGTATTAAGCACAGCAAGCGCACCTTGAAGTGTATAAGTATTACCTCCGTCTACACCGCTTGTGGGATATTTGGCACTTACATCAAAAACACCGTCTCCACTTCCTGAGCCTCCTGCAACATTGTTAGCGTAGAAACTTGTACCATCATAATAAACTTCGACAGTTTCTCCTTCTTCCCAACTATTAATAGCAGAAGCACGTTCACCAGCATAGTAGAGAGCTTTGGCACCAGTAGAATTAATATTCAATGTAGCATTATTGACAGTATTAGCGTTAGTCATCTTGACCTTCATACTACCACCAGATGACAGTACGTATCCAGTAGCATTACTGATAACTTTTGCAGCAACATTACCTTCCGTATCACAAACATAATAGCCAAGCTTAGTTTCATTGTTTGTAGCCTTGGCAGCAACATTTAAAGCACTTTGTTGTTCAGGACTAAGACCACTAAGTCTTTCATTTACATCATTGACAAGAGAATAAGTTTCGGTATTAATTTCACTTTGTTTCTTATTCTTGTCATCATCAAATACTTCATTGGCACCAGTTACAACATTGCTAGTAGCAATACTATGAAGGCGACCACCTATTTCAATATTTCTATTTTCAGCCATATTATAAAAACGTTTTATGATATAACAATTTGATAAGTACCTGCATCATTAGTGTTACTACTACGATAACTCTTGTAAGCAACATCTTCTATAGTAACATTTACAGGAGATTCTAACGGGAAATCGAAACCGCTAAGAGTAGCTTTATTAATGCTCATAGTAGCAGGAACAACAAAGAATATGTATTCAGCATCATTGTCTACTGTGACTTGATATGTCCCAGCAGGACTTCTTCTTGCACTTTGAGCATAGCTATCGCCAATCACATCAGTATAAGCAGCACCACTACCAACATACAATTTGTTCACAAAATATACAGTAGCTGTAGCTGTGCGCTTATTACCACCTGCAAATGTAAACTCAGCAGTATATGGAATATCAGCTGCAGTGTCTTGAGTAACAGTAATACTTCTAGAAAGAGTTTTACCACTACCTCTAATTATAAGCTCACTACCATGTTTTATAACAATACTTTCAGCTGTAGTATTTGTACTTGCTGTTAAAGTAAATGTTCGTTCTCCAACAATAAGTATATTTGGAGAAACAGTAAGACTAACTGTAGCTTTTTCGCTAACGATAGCATCTATTTGTGCTTGAAGATTATCTCTACTTTCTGTAAGAACTTTTTGGCTAATGCCAAGTTCTTCAGAATCTCCAAAACTTTGTTTAAGAGCAACACCTCCTGCTACAATAGATGCTATAGCTTTATATATCTCAGCTTCTTTTTCGTCTACACTTACTTCTAAATCTCTGAGTTCATTTACAAGTTCGTTAAACTGTAATACAATTTCTTCTTTTAAACTGCTAAAAGGAATCCAATACTTTCTATCAGTAAGAACAGTACCAGCAGGCACTGGCTTTCTACTAATAAAAGTACCAAAAACTCCTTCTTGTTCAACTATAGTAAGTTTATCATAGTCTTTTTCTAAAGACCAATAATTTTCTTCTACAGTTATAGCAACTTTACCTAATTTATCAACTGATAACCGCATAATATAAATTTTGATTTGCTAATTTTGTTTCATTATTATATGTAACAACTACTTTGAAATTATGCATTCCAGTAGTAAGATCTCTAACGTCATTAAATCTAATGACAGGAACATCATCAAAATAGTATTGATAAATAGTGTCATTTAAATCAATTTCTTCTCCATCATATCTTACAACAATGTCTGCACAAGGTGCTACATATTCTGTATAAGGATAGTATTGTTCTCTTACAGTTTCATATTTAGGAGTAAGTTCAACTACTAATCCAACTTCAACTTCTGGCTCTACTGGTTCTTCTCCAGCTTGAGATTCGTCTTCAGGACCAAGTCTAAAATGTTCATCAAATCCATTATCAAACTTATGTTCATATAGTTCCATATCGTCAGGATTTATTTCAAATTTAGGTCTTTCACCACAAGAAACAAAAGCTTTTAGTTGACCATTTTCATCAATAGGGAATATGAATGATGTTGAATTATCTTTATTATGATATATTTGATTTATTTTTGCTTTAACATATTTAATAATAGTTTCAGCAAGTTTCTCTTTACCTAATTTTCTTGCTGCAACTGCTGCATTAAACATATTAAAACAATCTATTACACCAGAATTTCTATCAGTACAACTTGCTTTACAATCTCTAAGCATTTCTTCACCATAATCAGCAAGCATTGCTAATATACGATGATAAACACAGATATATTCAGCAGGAATAGTAACATATACATATTCTGGTTCTATTTCTGTAAGTTGAACACTCATAACTTTAAAACTTTATTATATATTATATCTAATTTATCTTGTTGTTCTTTAGTTAATACATCAACATTTTCATACGCATCTATAAGTATAGAGCTCCAATTAAGAATAGTATTCTTATTTTTATTTGGTATATAACCTTCAGAAAACAAAATTTGAATAGAATCAGCAATGCCTGACACTCTATTTTTTAGAACATCAAGCATTGTGTTTTTTAATTTCTCTTCATACAGCATAAACTTTATGTGTTGAATATTTTATTATTAACAAATGTAGAATACTCACTAATATAGATATTTAATCTATTAGCAATTTGAGTTGTTCTAGTAATAGCATCTTGCCCATTATAAACAATAGCTATCATGTTGTCTGCAATATCCTTAATCCATTCTTCTTTTAGTTTAGTAGCTACATTTACTCCATTTATTTCATAAGCAGAAAGGTTAGAATATAATTTATAATATTCAGTACTAATTAATTTATTTATATTACCGATTATTAAATTTTTATTCTTATCAATATTGTTATGCGCTATTATACCATTACATTCTTGCATTACTCTCCAACCAAGAGCATTAAACGATAAATATATAGTATTTTCACATTGACGAGTTTCTTTTCTTTCTGCATCTTTCAGAGTTTTATCAAGTACACTATTTAATCTAACAATATTACTTGTATTTTCTTTTATAGCAGATGCCATTTCTAATAGTGGCTTGTTTTTGTTTTTTGCTTTAAAATAACTAATTAAATTTATAATTAGTGTATATATAACAAAAACGCAGCTTGAAATAAGAACTGTTATATAAGAAGAATTACGAATACTTTCATCAACAACTTCATTTATTGTTTGAAAATCATTCATATCAAGTAAGAAAAGATAGGTAATATTGTTACCTATCTTTTCAATATTGTTTTAATTAAGAACCACTACCAGTACCACTATTTGATGAATTTGAAGAACCAAACCCAAGAACAGTATCGATAGTTGAAGCAGATGTTGCACCAACAGGTACTGCGATATGTACTATCTGAGATACTCTTTCATCCCTAGTCTTAGCTGCATCACGACCAACTGCAAATCTAAGAGTATAGATATTATAAGTTGTGTCTTCAACAGCTTCTGGATAACCAGGATAAATAGAATCACCATCAGCATAAACATCGGTAAATCCCTTACCAGCAGCACAACGAGAAGCAAGGTCTTCAACATAAATCTTGTCACCTATTACAGGTGTTGCCGCTGTAGTTGTGATAGAAGTACCATAAAGGGCATCACCTGCCTTTAAAGTCCAACCTTCACCCTTGTTAAGACCAGTAATAGTAACTTGTGCAGAAGTACCACTTACTGCAATCTCAATACTACCAGTATCAGCAGCTGCCTTAAAATAAGCTCTAAGTCTATTAGCAATAGTAGCAGCAGTATCACCTGTTTTTGCAGTTTCTGTAGCAGTCCAAGTATTCCTCTCATGAGGAACAGCACCGTTCTTTACAAGAACAAGAGTATAAGTGCTACCAGCAACAACAGTAGGAACTGTAATACTTGCTGTAAATACACCCCCCGTAGAAGGGGTTGTCTTTGTTATCTTTAATGTATTGACATCTACTTCTGGAATAACAAAAGCAGGACTATTAGCACCACGACCAAGAACTATTGCAAAGTTAGTTGTTGGCTTTGCAGAAGCCCAAGCATTTGGAGTATCTAACTGATAAATACCAAGGCTACCAGCAGTCATAGCTGATAAGTCAGTAGGAGCAGAAGCTCCACCATTTGCTGCGGCTGTGCTATTTACAATTAAAAGTTGTTTCATATTTATTTATTTATTAAGATTGATAACCTTCATTAACAGGTCTTTGATTATTTCTAGCTAATTCTTGTTGATTAACTTGTTGATTACGTTGTTCACTCATAGTAGCACCTTGAATAGATGCACGATACAAATCTACTGCGTGTTTTAACATTGGTATATGTAATTGCTCTGGCAAATCAGAATCCACATTAGTTCCACCAATATCAGATAAATATCTGACTTGATTTGGTTTCTTAATGTAAGAACATCTAATCTGAACAGGTCTTTTACTACTCAAAATAGTTTTTAAACTTTGAGTGTCATTATCTCCAAAATAAACTTCAAATCTAGAATCTGAAACACTAGTATCTAAAGCATAAACTACCATTACTGGAGTTCTAAGTCTAGGAGCTAAAACCCAATCATTAAGAACATCTGCAAGATATGAATCATCTATAATTCTAACAGGAAACCATCTTGATAAATCTTTCTTATTAGCTTTCAACCAATTTTCTATATGAGTTTTATAAACAGATATAAGTGCTTTTTTATTTGCTTCATTAAATGTTGCATCTTCTAACATTTTATCTTTATCACCTAATATAAATGATATTTCGGAATCTGTTAATTCTCTATAGCTAACAGGTTCATCATAATAGTTTTTATATTTAAGATAATACTGTTGTGAGCTTTGGTCATCTGTTGCATACCTTACACTAAAATCAACAAAATACATTGCATTTGTTACACGTTCTGATGTAAATATATAAGGTTCATTTTTGTATTCCTCTAATGTTTCTACATCATATAAATCTAAAGTATCAACTTTGTATAGTGTACGAAGTGCATTTATATTTGCTAACTTAGCATTATCTGTTATTACTCTATCATTGGTTGTACCAACATTAGCATTAATGATTTCATCTATGGTATCCCTAATAGAAGTATTGATAAGTACATCTATTTGTTCGGGCAGAATTGCACGCACATTCTGCATACCCATTTGTTGTGCATATTGTCTAAACCAAACGTGCATTTCTGTTGTATTCATAATGTAATATTAAATAAGTTTAAGTTTATTCTCATAAGCAGTACGAACATCTTTATGTTCTTCATTTTCAAACCAAGCAATAGCTTCGTTCATATTAGAACCTATAAATGTACCATCTGCTGTACATATTTGCTGATTAAACTCAGAACGAATCAGTTCACCACGAGAAATAAGAGTTTCAATAAATGATTTAAGTTGTATAAACTTATCATTAACAAAAGCATTAAACTTTTCTGGATTAGTATTAACATACTCAATCATTATTGCAGACTTTTCACTTCTGTCTTTAAGAAGAGCCTCAGCAAGATTATCATTACGAGAAACACAAATAGCAACATAAACTGCATCAAACTTCTTGTCACTACCATTAAGTTCAACAAAGTTCTTCATTGCCTTTGTCTTCTGTTCTGTAAGTTTTCTCTGCTTTTCAGCTTCTTTAGCTTCATCTTTAATATAGAACCTAAGTGTAGGGTCTGAATTAATCAAAGCTATATCTTTAGCAACTTCTTTATAAAGAAGACAATGACGCCACATTAGATAATTCTCTAAGTTTTCTGGACGACCATATTTATATTTACTACTTTCTAAATCATTGATAGCAGTAATTTTTTTAGCTAAAGCTTCTTTAATAGCTGTGATGTTATTTCTATTAACCTTTTCATACTCTTTATCTATCTTTTCTTCAGCAGCTTTATATTTCAAATAATCTGCTTTAGTATTATAAATAAATGAAGTATTAAGTTTAACATCATTCTCGTTAATAGTAAACTGAATGTTACTAAGCCATGCTTTTACACGAGTAATAAACTCTGGATTATTAGGACTTATTCCAATTAAAGCAGGGAAATAAGCATTTACTTCTCCAGCATTTGCAGAAAGAATTTGACAAGAACGAATAGAAGAACCAATAGTTTCCTTACGTTGTCCAAGAACTTTCATATTAACCTTACGATAATTAGAATAATTGTGAACAAGACTTATTGTTACACTTCTCTTATCGACATATTCTTCATTTAAAGAATTATCAACAACTGTTGTAGTTTTAGGTGTAGCTTCTACTTCTGCACCTTTTGAATCTTTAGCCTCACTAGCCTTTATTGTAGGATTATTAAGTGACATATTCTTAATCTTTTTATTTATTACTCATTATAATACACACTTTAACTGCATCATCTTCGTTGCGTTGTTCACTTGTAAGCCATAAGTATTCTTAATTTCATAGCGTGACATATCTATTTCAGTACCAAGAGAGTTAGCAGGAACACCACCCCAAGAAGCTGGTATTGGAGTAAGACCCTTAAGTACACCACTAAGATAAATCTGACCTTTAAGACGAACCTTACGAACATTACGAGTTCCTTCATAAGTTGACATATCAAGTAGGAAAGCTTGATGTGAACTCATTGGACGACCAGTACGAGGATGAATGTTACCATTTGCCTTATCGTTATCAGCAATAGTACCATGGTCTAAGAATGGAAGATGCTGAACAGTAATAATATGATTATCTACAGTCTTATAACGACGAAAATACTTACCATAAGAAAGACCACCGTTAAAGTCTTCAATCATCTTATCACCAAGAGGAGTAGCAAAACCTTCAGAACGAGCATCATTTCTGATAGCTTGGTCAAAGTCTTCCATAAAACCCTTACCACCCATAAGAACTACTTCCATACTACCTGTATCAGTATCCTTATCAAGAACATCACCAATAGTACGTTCAATCTTATTAAGAGTAAGAACTTCTCCATAAGTGTCATAGTTACTTTCACGACAAATCTGAATCATACCAGCAGTATGTGGAATAGGTTCGCCATTGTCAGGGTCAACCATAGTAACTTCACCATTTTCAGTACGATTATATTCAGCTATCCAAAGACGCTCTTCATCCATAATACGAATTTGAATATCATGTTGACGCATTTCTTCATTAATCCAAAGATTAGTCGTACCACCACTTTTAGTCTTAAATTCATAAGTAACAATAGTATTACTAATATTACCTGCAATTTCCTTAGAATAACGGTGATATTCAAGTTGTGAAGTCATCTTACCAGGACCCATAACATTAGAACGATTACCCTTACTATAAGAAGCACTAATTGTAGGTGCAGTCATACTCCAATACTTACCAACAGCTAAGTTACTTGCATCAACAAAAGCATTTGGATTTGGATTAGTAAGACGAAGACGATAAAGGAAACCACCATGAGTGCCTTCACCAAGGTCTTTCATAATACGTACTTGAGTTACACCATCAGGAGCAATAAGACCATATTGTTCAATAAGCCAATGTGTTTTAAATTCAATATCAAACATAGCACCACCCTTACCTGGAGTAGCATTAGATGTGTTAAACCAAACAACATAATCATTGTACCTTGAACGTCCCATAGTCTTCCATGTCCACTGTTCAGTTGTAATATCAACAACACCTGCTGAACCTTGACCTTCAGTAAGGAATGTCAGAGGGAATCTGTCATCATCCATACCATAAGTGTAAGTAAGAGTGTTGTTAATCTCTGCTGGTTGTGTAAGTTTAAGATGTGCAATGGTTTCTTCATTAGAATAACCTCTGTCATCATAATTTCCACGAGATACTTCTCTAAGTTTGTACATAATTTTAAGATTTAATTAACATTAATAATTATCCAAGAAGAATATCATTATAGTCAACATTTTTAGCTTTTGATTTTATAGTTTTGACACTATGATTTGTATTAGCTTTTCTAGAAGATATAATAAGTTTTTTAACTTCATCTTCTTTTTTATACATACTAATTAAATCTTTATAAGTGTTTCCTGTAAAAAGCAACCAAGCATCAAGTATATCTTTATTTATTACCTCTTGTTGTGATAAATTATCTGTATCTATAGCATATTGGGTTTTAGTAGTACCTTTATCATCAACAACATTAGGTTCTGATATATATTTATAAAAATCATCAATAGTTACTGTTTTCTTAACACCATTAACATTTCTCACAAATGTTGTAGGTATTTCAATATCTCCTAATTTTCTAGATTTTATTGTATTATAAACAGCATCTACATATTCTTGTTCTTGTTGTTCTTGCTCAGCTTTTAATCTGTTTACTTGTTCTTCTCTTTCTTTTGCATTATCTATATCTAATTGTATTAAATTATTTAATTGTATTTCAGCTTCTTCATAAAGTCTTCCAGAATCTTCAAGATATTTTATATAAGTTTCACTTAATGTTTTATTACCAAATTCTAAAGCAGCTTGGCGAATAATAGCTTTGTGTTGCTCAACATTATCTTTTTGTAATTGAACTTGTCTTCTATCAGGAAGACTACCAAAACCTACATAAGTTCCATTAAGTTCTACATAATCGATATATTCTTTAAGATTTGGAATACTATTATATAACTCATTTATAGCATCTTTTTTAATATCATCTATGTTATTTCCTATAACAGTTTGTATATACTGTTTTACACCTTCTACATCATTAGAAAATTCTACAGAATTTCCATTTTCATCTTGTATATCTAAACCTATTGATTTTATAACATTAGAAATATTTAATTCGTTGTCATCATTCTCTGCTATTTCTACATCACCCAAATCTTTCAAAGATTTAAATATATTTCCATCAGCATCTACAAGATTTTTGTCATCATCTATAGTGTAATCAACACCATCAAATGTAACAACATCTCCTGGATTCACATCAGAAAACTTATCATCTTCTTGCTTTTGATTGTTATCATCATCAGTATTTTTGTTTTCGTTTTCTTTAGTTTCATTTGATTTACCAGTAACATCTTCCTTATCAGGTGTACCTTCTAAAGATGTTACATCTTCTTCTTGCTTTTGTTCTTTAACATCATCACTTGAATTAGTGTTAATTGCTGTTCCTTCAAAATCTATTTCAGCCATACTCTTATCATTTTAAATTAAACTAATTATTTAGATACCACAAAATTAATATAAAATTTTAATAATGACTATAATCAATATCAAAATATTGTTTAAAACCACACATTTTTAATATATTATTAATTTATTACTGCTAATACATAACATGATTTATATATGCCAAAATTGCCCAATTTCCTGCATTGTACTGCTGTCTATAAAGAAATTGATATAGTAATAAGGACAAAGCAAAATAATCGCTTACAGACAATTTCAAAAAATTAAATAAAATAAGTTGTGATTACCATTAAGATAACCACAACTAGTAACATGAGAGTGTATATTAAAGATTAATTATCTTCTAGAAGTTTGATTTTGAATAGTATTTAATATAGCATCTTTAACTTGATTTTTAAAAAGTTCTTTTCCATATTTTTTAGCTTGTTGAATATCATAATTATATATTTTATTAGCTTTAACAAGATAACCTTCTGTACCTCTAAGAAGTTGTTTATTTTTATTATATATGTTACGAAGTCTTCTACTTTTATATAGAGCTTTTTCACCTTTTATCCCGCTTTTAGCTGCTTTACCTGCTAATTTCAAACCTATAGTATCTAGAACTGTACTAGCAACAGCCCAACCTACATTTTCTAATATTGGTTCTTTATAAGCAATATAAATATCTTCTGCTGCTCCTGCCATTGGTACATATCCAGCAACTTCATCAACTTCTTTAGGCATACCAAGGAAATCAGATGCTATACCCCCCTTCAGCTTTATGCCATTTACGAGCATTTAAAGCAAATACTGCTCTTTTACGAGTAAGAGGATTAGAACTATGAGATAATTCTTCAGCAGTTTTACCAGTACGTTTTATAGTAGCAGTAAACTTACCTCTATTTTCTGGTTTAATATATATTTTACCACCAAATTCACAAAGTCTTCTTTTCATAAGCTTTACTTTTTATCATATTTATTTTTATTAGTTTTAGCAATAGCTAAATCATTTTGCATCTTTTCTCTTTGAACTTGTCTATCAGCAGCTTTATTATACATATCAGCATTTAATCTTTCTCTATCAAGATTTAACTTTTGTTGATTAACACTTTGTCTATTTTGTTCAACAGTTTCTTGTAATCTTTGTTTAGCTATTTCTCCAGAAACCTCCCCCGTAGAAGAGTGTGTCATAAGACTAATATTTGCATCAATATTCTTTAATTGCATTTCATATTGATATTCAAGTTCTTTAGTTAGTCTATCTTGTTCACCCTTAGCTTGAATTTTAGCAATTTCATTTTGTTGCTTAGCTTGCTCTAACATTTGGTCTGCTTGTTTCATCTGTTCCTCATGCTGTCTTTTTATTTCCATAAATTTAGAAACAGTAGCTTTTATTTGAGTAACATTATTTCCAGTTATAGCTGCAATAGCCATATCTAAATCACCATTTTGTGCAGCACTAAATGCCCATTGTTTTAATTGTTGTATCTTTTCTTGTTCTTTTTGGTCATTTTTACAAATAACAGATGCCATTGTATTTGTAAAACTATTAACATCAAGACTTAAATATCTTTGTTTGTATGTATCATCAAAATAAGAAACTTCTAAACCTTCGATAAATGCAAACTTAGCATAATCTATATCACGTTGATAATCTCTTCTTCTAACTTCATCAAAAACAGTATTTATTATAACACTGCCCATAGAAGAACGAGCTATAGCTTCTTGTGTTGTACCGTTACCAGCAGATTGTGCAATTTCACCATATCTTTGCATATTCATATCTACCATCTCTCTGGCTTCTTGTTTAATAGCCTCCATAAGATTAGTAAGCTCAGTAATATAAGTACCAAGATTAGCATTTAACATTCTTATATTAGCCATCTTTTGTGAAGTAGTATCTTCGCTATCATCAACAAGAAGAACACCATCAGCAGCCATTTTATATATCTTATCTTCTGTATCAGAAGTGATAAGAGATTCAGGTAATAACAATATCAACATCTTATTTTTAGCTATTACCATTTCTCTATGATAAGATATTATATTACGCATTATTTGATATGGTGTTATAAGTTTAATAATACTAAACTTACCCATAAAAGGTAATAGTTCCATAACACCATTATAAGGTAATTTATTTTCTCTTTGATATAATATAGGTCTGGCTTTAATAGGATAAACAGCACTATATCTATTACCTATTCTATAGCCTTCATATATTTGTTGTTCATATTTCCATTCTATAGAAATATCTCCAGCTTCTTCATTAAGTTCATAATCTTCATCTACAACTTTTTGTGATACTATTCCCATTTCAGTTGTATAAGTTACAATACCTTTACGAACTTCACCTCTCCAAACAACGTGCCATACTTCAAAAAGATTATTATTACTTTCAGCTATATTTATAGGTTCTTTTTTAAAAAGTTCTCTTTCTTCTTTAGTTAACTTTTCACAACCATCAGGATATTGTTCAAAATATTGATTATATAAAAGTTTAGTTCTAGTAGTAACAGCACCTGTAGTATCATAATATTTTTGTAGAAATTCTCTATCTCTTTTATCAAGAACTTCATCAAACATATCTATAATTTGTGGATAAGATAATAACATCTTTCTTGCAAACATATCAAAATCTTCCACAAAGAACTTAGAATTAGGAACAGGATAAGCTTCTATAACTGGAACATTCTCTTTTATAATTTGACCATCTCTAACATCTGTATAAGTATAACATTCACCTAAAGTACAATAATTGAAAAATGCTGACAAATACATTATGTTATCTTCTGTTATAGACCTTATATAATCTAATACATCTTGTGCTTGTTTTGAATTATCATCTATATATTTTTCATTAAAGTCTTTAACAAATTGTTCAGGGTCAGGCATAGCTTCTTGTGGACTTATTTCTTGTGGATTACCACCTTCTGCTTGTGCTTGATTTTGTAATTCTTGCAATCTCTTTTCAAACTCTTGTTGAAAAGCTTGTTGGGCTAATATTGCAAGTTGTGCTTTAAGTTTAGTTTCTTTTTGTAGAACAATCTCTGGATTATTAGCACCAACAATAAATTCATGAATACCTTTTTGATATTCTGAAACATAACGTCTTACAATATCATTCATAATATCTAAATTTCTCATAGTAGCTGGAAATCTAGTATATTTTTCATTATTACTATTGTAAGGATTTAATGTTTTCTTATAAAAACTATTTGGTATATCTCCATGTAGTATAGCCAACTTTGTTTCAGTATCAGCTCTGTCATTACTTGACAAACCTGCTGCTATAACATAGTCTATACAATTAGCATACCATTGTTGTTTACTTTTTTCTGCTCCAGACACTCTTTGTCTAGGAAACACACCGTTATAAGTAATCATATTAATACCATGCTCGTTTTAAAATGTTTGTACTTGTATCTTCTGTATTTATCTTTTTTCTACTAGCAAGTTCTTTACTAGCTTCTACATCACATAATTTCCATTGTAATCCTCGTATCAACATTGCTGATACTCTATCGAAGTTACCTATGTTATTCCATTTCTTTAATTCTAATATAGTTTGATAATCATATATTGTATGATAAAATCTTTTAGGTCTTCCAAGTTCATCTACACCTATTTCAGAATATAACATTTCTTTAGTAAGACGAAGTGCTTCGAGTTTTCTAGCTTCTGTAATAGAAACACCATAAGATGCAGCAGCATGAGCTTTAAGAGAAGTATCCCATATTTCTACTGGGTCTTTCATTAAATACTTTAATGCTTTCCATTTTGTAAAGTTACTAACAGTTTCACCACGATTGACCTCAACACCAACAGTACCAATACAATTATAATATCTTGCTAAAAGATAACAAATTCTATCAGCTTCTTCAAGTTTATCTGGTCTTCCATAATAAGTAGCAACAAGAGCTGTTTTAAAATTATTATAAATACTAGGATTCATCCAAACTTGAATACTATTATGAGAATGTTTATTAGTGATTTGTTTAGCTTCTTTGTTTATACCAACAGGGTCATAACTTATACTATACAAACTAGGTGGTGTACCAAAGGTATATTCTCCATTCTTGTCTTTATATTTACATTTTAAAGGATTAAACCATTTTCTGATACAACCATGATGATGTTCATGAGATTTAATAGGAACACCTAAAATATACTCAAAGAAATCTACATTATGTTTACCTCCTTCTGCTTCTATTCTAGCATTTGGTTTAAACTCTACAGTATTACCTTTATCGAACAACATACCATCAACATAAAAATTGAAAGCATTATCTGTTCTAAGTCTTTCTTCCCATTCCATAAGTTCTTCACTACTAAATATATTTTCAGTAGTAGAACTAAAAGATTCAGCAGGAACATTTGCATATTGACCTAAATAGTTAATATATTCAGCAAATGTTTTACTATCTTCTTTTTTCTTTATTCTTTCGTTATACGATACTTTTAAACCTAACTCTATATTTGAATTACCATCATTATCTAAAGATTTAGCATCGCCTATTTGTCCTTCAAGTCCCCAACAATAAGGTTTAAAATAACCACAAACTTGGTCACGACTATCTTTATCCCAAACATTCTCAAATTGCATAAAATTATAAGACTTTGGAGAATAAAAATTTTGTTCAAAAGTTTGCATATTACCAGCAGTAGCTGTACCCCAAGCTATAAGAATACCAGTAGTATAACTACCAGTTCTCATTGCAGGTTCTGTTACAGACATAAACTCATCAAAGTTATCCATAGTAGATAACTCTTCGACTTTTACTTTTCTAGCATCTTTACCAATAGCACAGTTAGGATTATTAAAAGCAGATACAGAAAACAAACCACTGTCCCACGATTTAGGAGATTTATTACCATTAGGAAGTTTAAATCCTAAAATGAAATTCTCTTTATCTGTTGTAAGAATACCACGTTTAAAGAAAGTTCTTGTTTCATAAAATCTAATATTATCAATAGTAAAGTCTGTTAAACCACCTTTAACTGTAAGATATTTTTTATCAATAGCTACATGAATTTGTGCTTTTCTAGGATAAAGATTCATATCGTTAGCTGTATCAGCAGCCATAATGTATGAAAAACCACCACGTCTTGTTTTATCTATTATAAGATGAAAACCATTACGTTTAGCAAATTCCATTATATGAAAAGTCCAAAATTGAGCATCAATAAATCTACTAAAATCAGTTTTCTTTTCAGCAGTAGCAATTTTACTACTAGATTTTACAGTAGATACATCTGATTGTAATATTTGTGTATAATTCAAAAAGTTATAATGACTACCAGTAATTCTAACATTTTGAACAACACCATTCCTCAACAAACAAGGAGCAGTATAACCATGTTGTCTTCTATACTCTTCTCTTTTTCTAAGTTGTCTATGAGGAATACTATCTTCTTTATAAAAAGTATATTGTTTATTCTTTTTATAAAAATCAGCCATTTCTGTAAAAAGATGAGTATTAACAAAACGGTCACCTTCATTTATATTTAAAAGGAAACCACCAGAATCACCTATAAGAAATAAATCATCAGGGTCATCATAACCTACATCTTTAGCGTGTTTATAACGAGTCTTATCCTCTCTTATATAATTTAAGAAAGGATAAGACTTTATATATTCCTCTATAGTTGTTTGCATATTAACAATTATATTTACATACCTAACATATTTTCCAATTTAGTACCTTTGCTTCTATAAACTGGATTATTCTTTTGACTTCTAATTCTCTTTTCATTAAGTCTTTTTAATTCAAGCATAAGTTCTTCATCAGATAGTCTAACTTTACGTTTTGGTGTTTCTTTTTTAGAAGCTTGATAATTTTGTTTAAATTCAAACTTATTTTTAGAACCATATTTATTTAAATTATTCTCAAAATTAGATGTTCTTTTTTTAGTAGTTTCTGTATTTCTGTTATTAGTTGATGAAGATTTAGCATTAGTAACAGTTTTTGTATTAGTAACAGTTTTTGTATTAGTAACAGTTTTCTTGTTAGTTGTTGAAGCGGTAGTATTATTTTGCTTATTGCTTGTAGAATTGTTTGTATTAGTTGCTCTATTATTACTTGTTCTATTACTAGTTGTTCTATTGTTTACATATTTCTTTTCCGCATTAACTTCTTCTTTAAGCTTTGTGTTGTACTCTTTACCTCTCCACCAAAAAGTTTTCTTACCAGCAGCTCTAGCATTTTTAAATGCTTGACCAAAACTAATTCTTTTAGTTTGATTTTGCATTTCTCTTAGTTTTCGTCTAACAAATTGTTTATCTTCTTCTTTATCATAATCTTGACTTATACTTCTAATATCTGTATCATTGTTTACAGGTTCTACAACAACGTTTTCTCTTTGTGATACAATTCCTTCATCCAAAGAATCTACTATTTCATCTCTATTAAATATAAATCTTTTTTTAATAGAACTATTTAAATCTTTCAATCTTTCAGGCATAATACTTATTTAAAATGTTATTTTAATAAAAACCCTATCAATAATGCTATAGTTGTTCCGATTGCAATATTACGTTGAACAGTCTTTTTATTAATTTTCTGTTCAAGCGACTTAATAGTATTACTATCATTGCTAACAATTTGTTTGTATTTTGTAATAAGTTTATCATTATTACTAATAACCAAACATAAAGAATTATTAATAATTTTCTCATATTTTAGTTCTGTCATTTTAATATTAGCTAGTTTAAGTTCAGATATTGGAATAAGAACTAAACTATCACTTTGCATTTCCACCCCCATAGAAGAGATGTTATTGTTCTCGCACCAACTGTTTGAATAACTTGATAGTACTATCATTATCAAGACTAATAACCTTAATAATTTCATTATCTCTATTTTGTTTTATAATTTCTATATGTGCTTTAATAGTGTCATTTCTTGATTGAAGAGAATCAACATAATGTATTTCTTCTATAGGGGGTTTGTTGTCACACTTTTTTAAAAGAATAAAACTTATAAAATATGCAACAATAACACCACCAATTATTATAAGTATATTTATTATTTTATAACTCATACTAAATCTTTTTCTTCAATTAGTGTATAAGTAAAACTATTACCATACAATTCTTTTTGTTTTTTACAAACATTTATAAAACTATTAAATTGATTAGGTTCTTGAAAAACTTGACAACCAGCAGAATACATATCTATGGTTTGTCTAACATAAGCTTGATTAGCTCTATGTATATTTATTCCAAAAATACCTTCATCAATCTTCTTAGGTTCTAAATCGTATATAGCATCTTTATTATTGTCACGATATACTTTGACTGGTTTTCTTTGACATAAAGCAGTATATTGACCTTTATGTAAACCTAACTGCCAACAACCTCTATATTGATTTGGCACAAGTATAGCAGTTCCTTTACTATTTTCAGGTTTAAGCATTATAGTTAAACCAGGCTTTGTTGTAATATTATATATAAGTTTCATCAATTTATTTTGATTTGTCCTATATATAACAATAAGATAATCATCAAATTTATTAGTTACTTTATTATCATTATTTGTTCTAATACCAATAATATTTAAATTATATGCTCCTTTTGTAAAATAAGCATAACCCTTTTGTTTAAATAACTTTTCAAAATTGTAATTGTATATCTTTGAACGTAATGAATTTTTTATCATAATTATAAATCAAATAATTGAGGTTGTTTTCTATTAGAATTTACTTGTATTTTTCTATCTGCAAAAATAGCATCTGCTTCTTTATTTAAATAATTTATTCTATACCAATTAACAGATTCTGTACCATTAGGGTCTATGTGAAAACCATCAACATCTCTATAAGGTTGACCATAAGCATTTAAAACAAAAGGACTTCCTATATGACAAAGACCTAAACCTTTACATGGTTTGTTTAATATTCTTTCAGTAAGTCTAGCATAAATACTTAATTGCATAGAATAATGAGAACCATTACACTCTGGCAAATGATTAAGAGGAGGTAACATTTTATCATTCTTTCTAACCCATTCATTTGTTAATTGATTAGGTATTGTGGTTTTATCTTTTTTAAAATAACCACTTTCAAATTGTAAGCCACCTCTGTTAGTTTTCCAATCAAGAATAACAAAATCAGTTTGTCTATCACAAAGAATATCAATAGTACCAGATATTAATAGTTCAGGGTCAAATACTCCAATTTCAGAATATATTGTATAACCTCTATCTGTATAAAATTGAAATACTCTATATATCTCTTCGTATTTATTTTCTGTAGCTTCTTTAAATTTATTAACATCTAACGGTGTTGGAATAAGATTTGGAATATCAGCTACAGTTATACACCTACCACTAACTTGTTGTAAATATTGTATTGCTTCTTTAAATTTACTAACATCTTTTATAGCATTTTCTATACCATTATGAGTGTTAGTTCCTCTATCACAAGCTTCATCTTTAATTTTATTCCATTGTTTGATTATTTCTTTTTCACTAACACCTTGTTCTCTAGCTTTTTTATGTGCCCAATATTTTGCATCAAATTTTGGACAATAAGCACCAATAAGAGTAGTGACAGAAATATACTCATTACCATTAGAATCAGTATATTTATGCGGTCCTTCATCAAAGTATAAATATGTATTACTATAAATATCATTCATAATTTTCAGCATCCATACTACTTAATACAACAGAACCACCTCTAGCAAGTTCACTTTCTTTTTCATACATAAGATTTTCTTTTGCTTCTTCTAATCTTTTAAGAATAGCAGGTAATTCTTTACTTTGTGCATTAATAGCGTTCATTAAATTTATAACATTAGATACTTCACTTATATCAATATTTGACTTTAGTTTTTCATTAAGTAAACTATTTATAACATCTATTGATAGATTTATATTATGTAAACCTTTTAATATGTTTTCAACAACTCTACCAGCTTCTGTTATATTTTCTTCATAATATCTTTTTATAAGACGTAATACTAATGCATCTGGTATATAATTAGATGGTAAATCAGCTTGTTCAATAGCCATCTTTAAACATTCTGCATCACTAAGACCACTTTGTTTAGCAGGAGATTTAGGGTCGCCTAAATAATAAATAACAATACATTCTTGAATATAATGTTTTTTATCTTTTGTTTTATCTCTGTTATATAGTGTTCTTATATCTTTATCTAGCATTTGTCTTACTGTTGGTGCAACAGGCATACCATTGTCATCAATAGTAATCAAACTATCTATTGTAAGTTTATACTTATTCATTTGGCTTCTTCCATATTATATAATGTAGAACATAAAAAGATTGCTAAAGGTTCACCATGTTTTTCACATAGTTTTTTATAAAAACCTATATTAGATTTAACAAATTGACTTGTTATATATTTTGTATATCTATCTTGTTTAACTTGTTTAGCTAAATCATTATATACATTTTTTCTAAATAACAAATATTTGTCTTTATCTAATTCGTTTTTAGCATTTTCTATTAATTCTTTTATTTCTTCTTGTTTGGCTTTTACCATAACTTCAGGTGTTCTTATATTACCTATAAATGGAATACTTGTCCAACAACCGTCGTTTAAAAAATCAATAGCAGCTAATTCACAATCTCTTACTATTTCTAATGCTATTTCTTTATCTACAATATTATTATCAATAGTGTTTATTATGTCATCTTTTCTACATATTGTAACAGGATAACCATTAGGAAAATTAAATATATCTGCCATTTCTGTATGTTATATAACCTCCCCCGTAGAAGAGAAGGAGTTGTTACGCCCCTACCTCTTCTTGTGAAATTGGTTGTATTTCTATATAATTACTATCTCCATTCATTGTATCTTGTGTTTTTGAAGAATATACTCCATGTATAACACAATTAGGAACAAGTTTAAATTCTACAAAATAACATTCCTCACTGCCATAGTTGTTTTTATATCTTTGTGCAACAAAAGTATCTTTGTTTATATCAACTATAAACTTATCAAGACTAAGTTCGTTTGTTGGAGAAACAACATGGTGTCCTAAAGTCAAATCACTAGATGCAATAATAAGCTTATCTCCAAGTGATATACTATTCATAAATTCAGAATCTTTAGAATTTGTTTTAACAAAAATAGGAACAACACCAATACTAGCATTTTTTCTATTTTGTTTTTGAGCAAGAATAATACTTGCTAAACTTTCATGGTAAATAATAGCAATAACAGAATAATTATCTGCTGGTATTACTTGCTTTACTGCATTTTCATAATAAGAAACTGGAATTTCTTTAATACTTGTAGGAAGATGATATATTTTTTCTACATTTCCTACTACTAATTTAAATTCTTTCATAATTAATAACTAAATGTTGTTTTATAATTTGAATTACTTAAAAAATCATTATTACTTTCAGTAACTGTTGTAACAAATTTATTATTTGCTTCACTAACAGTTGTAACACAAACATCATACCACATCATAGGAGTTTTATTCTAAAATTGATGGTATTGCAAAAGTAATAAATATATTTCAAGTATGCAAGAAACTAATAGTGAAAAAAGATAAAATTAACATAATGAAAGATATTTTCACAATTTCTATCTCTATCAGGTTTATTATCAAAATCTCTATTAGTAAGCGATAAGCTATTTTATATCCAATACTATCAAAACTATCAATACTATCAATATCTCTATCAATACCTGGTTTTATAATTCTTACAATACTAAAAATTTTATATTAAAAATTGTAAAAAAATTTGTATATATAAAATATTATTATTAATTTTGTAATTAATAATAATATTAATAATATAATATATAATATATAATATATAATATATAATA